CTACACTGGAATTGGAATTGGCGAACCTTAAAATCTCCGCATCCACGCGCCGCTCATACTCGATGGCGCGTAGCGCCGCGGCCCATGTTCTATCATGCTTTGAATCCTTTTGCGCCTCGCGCATCGCATACACCAGCTTGACGAAATCACGCAGTTCCCCACGTTGCATTGTTATCCCTCCTCAGATTGAGGATATCCCCAACCAGCCCCCTCAGACACATTCCCATCCGGAACCGGCGCGATACGCATTTGCCGCAGCCCATCGGCAATCAACCGCGCGGCCAGCTCTCGCGGATCAACACCCTGATGCCGCGCCGCCTGCCCCAACGCGATCATGTCTTCTCGCGTAAGGCCCTGACTAAGCCCAACCATAAACCGTTTTGGAACCAAGTTCATAACCACCGTATACCTCCTGATTTGACCAGCGTGTCGGGAGCGGGGAACTCCCGCGGAGCCTTCAGCAGTGATAGCAGCTCCAGGCGCCCACCCCATCCATCATCACACTTCGCCGTGCCCCACCTTGCACTACCACACCAGCCCCCAACACACCCATGTTGCGTCGCAGCGGCCCTAGATCCACCCTTGGCCCTTAGCAACGCAATAGAAAGCGAAAACACCCATCGCAATGCTGAAGAGGATCAAGATTAATGCCTCTACCATCGCGTGCCTCCTGCTGTAGTTTTTCGTGTTGGCTCGTGCCAACAAATATCAGTATAATCGATTTTGTTGGCTGGAGCCAACGTCATATGTCATTACTTTTACGACAAATGTCACATGTTGGCCCGCGCCAACGTTGGCTGTAGTACAGTATCACTATGGAATTCGTAGACTGGTTACGAGCAGAGATGGAGACTAGAGGTATAGGCGTGCGTGAATTAGCACGCCTTGGACACGTTTCTCCGGCGGGCATATCAAAGGTGCTGAGCCAAACGCGGCAACCTGGTATCGAGCTGTGTCAGGGAATCGCCAAGGCTTTCAAAATGCCGCAGGCAGAAGTTTTTGAGAAAGCCGGTCTACTCAATGACCCATTCAGTAGACGTTTCGCCAACTTAACTCTCGAACAACGCGAGATCATTCTCGCCGCAATGGAGGCTATGCTTGAGGAGAATCAAAGAAGCGCTGCTCGAAAAGCGCTACAACCAACAACAACGTAGATTCTACAACATCTATCCACATCTCAGTCACGCGCAAATCTCTGAACTGGATGCACATGCAACCACACTAGAAAATCAACGCCCTCGCCGTTGGTGGGTTTTAGCGTATCCCACTCCTGAGCCACCCTCGAAAATGCGAGCCGTATTGCTTGGCATTGTAATTGTTGGGATTTTTGGTGTATTGAACACGGTAGTAAGTGATACGCTCATTGATATGGCCTTTAAAAACAGGTTGCCCTATCAATGGACATTCCTGACGTATTTGCTGCTGGCCGCCCCCATGGCGGCAATCGCCATCGCGAATCTGGCAGCCCAACTTCACCTTCTACCGCGTCGCGCGTTGGAACGCGCGTAAGCCATTGCCATAAGTCGAGTTTTGCAGCTACATTTATCGTGCGCCTGCCGGCATCATCACCGCTGAGGGAAATCCATGGGGCAGTACAGCAAACCGAGACCGTTCTATACCAGAAGCGGACTGCTTCGCTACGAGACCCAAATTCAGCATCGCGAACTTGGTAAATACCAGACCCTCCGCGGCGATAACCCCCACGTTCTTGAACAAATGGCGCTGGCGCGTGTCAGACAGTGGGATGAACAGTGGCAGCGCCAGCAGGAAACCCAACGCAAACAAAACGAACGTCATACCCGCGCTCGCGACCAGGAAGCCAAGAAAGCCGAGGCTGCTCAACGCACCCAAGAGGCGCAAACCACACTCGCAACTCTAAACGCACTGCTCAGCCACACCCTGAGCGTTGACGACGTCGTGGATTGGGATTCTCTGAAAAACCTGAAGGATTTCACACAACCTAGACCGCAACCGCCCACCGAGCCGCCACCGCTACCCAACGCTCCACAACGCGACGCGCCTCAGTACCACACCTATATCAACCTGCTAGACCTGATCTTCACGAAGCGTCGCAGCGCCAAAAACAATGCCAGCGCCGAACAATTTCAGCAAGACACAGTTCAATGGCAACAAGCCAAAGCCCAGCGCGAGCAGACCATCGCGGAACAAGCACTTGCTTACCAGCAAGCGTCAAACCAATGGGAACGCCAGCGCGAAGCCTATCTGCGGCAGCGCGAGCAAGAAAACGCTGTCATAGATGAAAAACGCCGTCAATACCTCTCTGGTGATCCAGAGGCTATCAAAGACTACTGCGAGCTCGTCCTTGCCAATTCTGAGTACCCGGACTTCTTTCCACAGGTATACGATCTCGATTACTTGCCAGAAAGCAGCATCTTGTTGATTGACTATCAACTACCTGCGCTCACCGACATACCCACACTCTATGATGTGCGGTATATCCAGTCACGTGACGAGTTCACTGAAAAACATCTCCCTGAACCCAAAGCCCGCGCGCTCTATGACCACGTCCTTTACCAGATTGCCCTCCGCACGCTCCACGAACTCTTCGAGGCCGATCGCGCAGATGGCATCCAGGCCATAGTTTTCAACGGCTACGTCAAGGCCATTGACCCCACCTCTGGTCACGAAACCACACCGTGTGTATTGTCGTTGCAAGTCACCCAGGAGACCTTCTCCCAACTCAACCTGGAGAACGTTGATCCCAAAGCTTGTTTTCGCAGTCTGAAAGGCGTCGCCGCAGCGCATCTCCACACCCTCACTCCAATTGCTCCCGTCCTTAAACTGAACCGTGAGGATGCGCGTTTCATTGACCCTCAAGAAGTCCTTGAAGGTGTACAAGAAGGCGCAAACCTCGCCACCATGAGCTGGGAAGACTTCGAGCACTTCATCCGCGAACTGTTTGAACGCGAATTCAGCGTTGCTGGGGGTGAAGTCAAAGTTTCTCGGGCAAGCCGCGACGGAGGCGTGGATGCAGTAGTCTTCGACCCAGATCCCATCCGCGGTGGAAAAATCGTCATCCAGGCAAAGCGCTACACCAACACCGTTGGTGTATCTGCTGTGCGCGATCTGTTTGGTACAGTTATGAACGAGGGGGCCAATAAAGGCATCCTGGTCACCACAGCCACCTATGGCGCAGATGCTTACGAATTTGCTCAGGGGAAGCCTATCGTGCTACTCAATGGCAGTGAGCTGCTGCACCTCTTGGAGAAACATGGTCACAAAGCGCGTATTGACCTACAAGAAGCCAGACGCATGGCAGGGGAGTATTAACCATGCCTGGAAAGTATACTTTCAAGAGCGGTAAACTGTTCATTCGCCTGGGTCAACATGAAACCTTGGTGATCCCCCTAATCTTGATACCTGTTATGGGGACGTTGTTCGCCTGCTTACTCTGTGGTGGTTGGGTTATTGGCGACACCACACTGCGTACCGTTGGAATTCTACCGACCTACACCCTCACCCCATCCATCACCCCAACCGCATCCTCCACACCCACTGCCACCCAGACACCATCGGCAACCCCAACGCCCACGGTTACGCCCACGCCAACATCTACCAGAACTCCCACCATAACCCCTGGACCGTCGCCAACACCAACCTCAACCTACACACCACGTCCAACTAACACCCCGCGTCCGACGAATACCCCACGTCCGACCAGCACGCCAGCCGCCCCACCCACGTCCAGGCCCACACTCCGGCCAACTGCAATACCGACTGCGCCGGCTGCTCCTGCAGTTTGCTGCAAACACTGTGGGCCAACTAGCAAACCTTGCGGGGATTCGTGCATCTCACTTGATAAAAACTGCAACCAGCCACCTGGATGCGCCTGCAAACCATAGCAACTACGTGAATTTCGCTGCGTTCTAGCTCCCAATAATCGTTCTAAAAGCAATGCCCACCTTCTGCTAATAAAGGATTATCAGCACTATAATAATTGCAGATTGCATGGTTGCCTGAAAACTACTTCAACACCAGTGCTCAAGGATATGCCAGAAAAGCGACCATATGCACCGCCGGAAAAACACAGTTCGGGTCCGTGAGGTCCAGGGTTCAAATCCCTGCGCCCCGACTGAGTGCTCACGGAAGGCACGTTTTGTCACTCCATGAGCACCCCAGTTGGCTCTCCCGTCAACTGTAGATAGCATGGTACAGTAGGTCTCATGGATAACCTAACTGCCATTCCATGAGTACCGCGGTAGGGATCCACCCCTACTGAGACTGGCGTCGCTATCGTTTTCCGGCTTCAAAAAAAACGTCGCAATTAGTTATCAGCACTATCCGCAACATTAGCGGAACAAGACGTTAGAACCGGAGATGACATGGCACGCAAGAAGAATTCTACCCAGTTACGTTTGTCCCAGGCCATAGATGGCTTCTTTCTCGAGCTTCACGCGCGGCGACTCAGCCCTCACACCATCAGCGACTACCAAAACACCTGCAACAAACTGACCGCATGGCTGCGCGATGATCCCTACATGCACGAAATCGAAGCCGCTACCATTCAGAAGTTCCTGGCATACCTTGGCAACACCCCACAACAACCCAACACCCCCATCCAACGCCAGGCCAAACCGCTATCCAAGAAATCCGTGCTCAACATCCACACGGGCCTCTCCGCGCTGTGGACATGGGCATTGCGCGAGGGCATCATCCACGACCACATCATACGCGGCATTCCCCGCCCCAGGCCCGAGAAGCGCGTTATCATCCCCTTTACCCGCGATGAAGTCGCCGGCATGCTCGACGCTTGCTCTGCGACCAAAGGCTATTTCCAGAAACGCACCTGGTGCGCCAACTCGCGCCCGACCGAGCTCCGGGACCAGGCCATCATTCGCACCCTCACCGACACTGGCCTACGCGCCTCCGAGCTGTGCGACCTCAAAATCGGGGATTTCGACATGCCCAACCACCGGCTCAAAGTCTTCGGCAAAGGCTCTAAAGAGCGCGTGCTGGCGCTGGGGGATCGTACTACCAAAGCGATCTGGCTCTACCTGACCAAAAGCCGGCCCGCCAACATCAACGCAGACGAGCCGCTTTTCGCCACAGATGATGGCGTCGAGCACCTGACTCGTCGCGCTCTCGGCCTGCTCCTGGAGCGCATCGGCGAACGCGCTGGAGTGCCCAACGTTCACCCCCATCGCTTCCGACATACATTCGCGATCACCTACCTCAGAAACGATGGCGACGTCTACAGCCTGCAGATGATGCTCGGTCACAGCACTCTGGACATGGTCAGACGCTACCTCGCCATCGCCCAGACCGATGTCGAAAAAGCCCATCGTAGAGCCTCGCCCATAGACAACTGGAAACTCTGAATGGTTAAGCAAAAGAAACTCCCTATCGAAGAAACCGTCGACGGTTTCTTCGATAGGGAGCGTAATTGCATTACTTTGGATACAATCACTCCAGAGTAGCACAGTCTCAGTCTTTTGCTGCCCGTTCCGGGTTCAGCGCCAATAATCGCTCCAGAGTTTGCTTTTCTGTTCTTGAAGTTCAGAATTTCATCTTCGCGCTGCTAGATCTAGAAGCAGAGTCCCTCTGAGTGAAATGGTGGAGCTCATTGCATTGGAATCTAGCCTTCAGGGTCCAGAATTTGTACCACCCTATCACCCTTTTTGACATAACTCTCTTCTTCGGGGAGCGGTGGTGGGAGAGTAGAATCAGTTGTTCGTAAGGTCTCTGGCACACTCTGCACGGGCGCCATGAGAGCTGCAATAGAAGGCAAAACACCTACAGTACGTAGTCTATAGGTTTTACATATAGAATATCTTGGCTCTAGCTTCGATACTGTTACTCTCACTTTTTCGCGGTCCAAAAGACCAAGAAGATCCCCGGTCTCTGGGTCATGTATCTCCATTGGCGAATAGGATAATATCTTGAACTTCATATTCTGCTTTACGCCCGCTTCTGCACCGATATTTATTATCAGTTCTCTCTCATTCAGAACCATAACAACTTTACCTTGAAGTGGTTCCTGAGTCTCTATGTCTTCACTCATTTAACGTCTCCTTGTGTTACAAGTATGGCACGCATCTTGGGGAAACTCATCATCCTCACAGTCTGTTTGACGTATCCAGCCCACAATGAATCGAGCTGCCCAACAGCCTTAGCATATATGGTTTGTGATTGAATATCCACCACTTCAAAAATCCCCATCAAGTATTGATCACTCATATCAATTACAACGAATCTATCGCCAGGCGTTACTGCTGGATTTCTCTTTTTCTTAAGAGATATGTACATTTCAATCGAGTGACTATATGTCGCCTCAGATATCTCGAATATTTTCCTCTCATCAATTCCCATGGCCAATTGGACGTATTGTATGCGGCAATCTTCAGCATTTTTGATAGCTTGCTGTGCGATTAAGTGAGTCTTAGGATAATGTTTGACTCGCTGAACACCCACTTTGGCCAAATTGTAAGTATATTCGACGATTGGACAATAAAGAGGTGCGAAGAATAGTAGAATTGCGAGTATTTTTGGGCATTGCGGCAGAAACATCCCCAAAGCTCCCAACAAAAAGGGAATCAAAGCTAACCAGAACTCGGATTTCCACCTAATTTTTGGTAGCGCGATCAATAATGGCAAACCGTCCTCAGATACCTGCAAATCCATCCTTTCTATCCCTACTTGATGGGGTATGTTGTCTTTTTGTCGCACCATGAGGTTTTCTATCCCCCTGCCCGTTTCAAATTCAGCGCCAGCAACCGCTCCAGAATCTCCTCATCGCTGAGGCCATCCCCCCACCCATAGGCCTCGAAGACGGCGCGGTCCAACCGGGCGTGCGCCTGCGTGAGCCACGTGGGGCGCTGATTGTAGAGAGTCGTGAGCGTGCGCTTCTTGAGCTCCGCCTCGCTCGCCCCGGGCGGGTTGAGCCAGGCATCGCGCTTCGCCACCAGGTCGCGCGCAGCTTGAGCGATAGCTGCCACGCGCGCATCGGCGTCCTCGGCGGGTTCCGTGCCCGGCGCCCAGGGGAACGGGAAGGTCTCGAAGGTGGTGGTAGGCGTGTAGCGAAAGCCGCTTTCAGCCTCACGAAGCTGGGTGCCGGTGGCTCGCGCCCATAATTCGTGAGGCTTGGAATGCAGGATGCCAAAGAAGTAGTCGTCAGAACGGGCAAAAGCGATAACTGCATGATCAGGGATTGTTGCGCTATTGAGCCATGTGAAGATGCGGTGCTTAGAAACCCCAGGCGTTACCAGGAAACGGTTCAGCCCAGCCAATGCTCGGCGCATCCCAGCACATGGCTCAGCGAGCAGCCACCACCGCTTCGAATATGCGGCCTTCCGATTTTGCGAACGCACGGGGTAGACGTGGGTACGAAGATACTCAAACGGCGCCTCGTAGAGAGCAGCATCCTGCTCGGACATATCCGTGCCGAAATCGATGATCCACATCCCTCGATTGCGGCGAGTCACATCTAGACCGTTTACCCATGGTTTTACCACGTCGCTATTAGGGCGACCATTGGGGTTGCCAATTGAGCTAAGCAGACGCTGAGCCGTGGGTGGATCAATGTCGAACCCACCGCCCTTTACCGTTGCGATGAATGCGATCCGCGCGTTCTCAACAAGACGTTGTGCCTGTGTAACGTCGGCTCGTCCGCTCAGGTTAGCATTGATTGTGCTGACGTGCTGTCCATCAAGCATTCGCTCTGTTTCTGACCCATCATCGAAGCCGACTATGGACACATGCACCGCCGCCCCGTCGAGCACCCAATTACGATCACCCCAAGCCCAGAAAATATCGCCAGTCTGCTTGATCCGTTCCAAAACTGTACGGTTCAAACCACCCCGAATGCCCTGGGTAGCAATCAAGCCTGCACGCTTAACCTGCCTAGATTCGATAAGTGCACGAGCTTTCTCAAACCAGTAGCAGACCAGATCAGAGAAGGGTGGTATTCGGTCGCCGTACATTGCAAACAGCAGCTCAACGTAGGAGTCACCAAGCTCACGCCTGAGCTTCTTTGTACCCAAAAACGGCGGATTCCCGATAATCACATCCGCGGCGGGCCATTCGGGCTCCACCGGTCTGCCCTCCGCGTCATAAGCCAGGATGGCATCCATGCGCCGGATGGTGTCCAGCGGCTTGAGAATCGGCTCGGAGGGGAAGCCGTAGCCGTTGTCGCGCATCCACTGGATGTAGCCTATCCAGATGGTCACCTGCGCCAGCTCGTGTGCGTAGGGGTTGAGCTCGATGCCGTGCAGCTGCTCCGGCGAGGGCGCCGTGTGCTCCAGCGGCAGTTGCGGCAAGCCCTGCGCAAAGGCGAGCGCGTTCGTCTCCTTCCACAGGTCGAGCAATTCCCGCAATGCCATGTAGAGGAAGTTGCCGCTTCCACACGCCGGATCGAGCACCTGTACCTGCGCCAGTTCCACTTGAAAGTCCTGAATCTGTTCCTGCAGCTGGCGCTGGAAGCGCGCGCCGGAAGCTTTGTTGGCGGCGTCGCGCTTACTCACCAACCCGGCGACCGCCGCCTGCACCTCCGCCCAGCGGCGGCGCAGCGGCGCCATCAGCACCGGTTCCACGATGAGCAGGATATCCTCCTTGCTCGTGTAGTGCGCGCCCAGCTGCGAGCGCTTGGTCGGATCGAGGCTGCGCTCGAAGAGCGTGCCGAAGATGGCAGGCTCCACGCTCGACCAATCCAGGTGGCTGATGCGCGCCAGCGTCCGCATGGCGTTGCCGTCCAGCTCCAGCGCCAGCGCATCGTCGAAGAGCCGCCCATCGAAGTGCAGAATGGGGTCATAGCCAAACCAACCGCCCGCGCTCATCGCCGCAAAGAGCTGCTGCAGGAGCATTTGGAAATCCTTGGATTTGCCCTTCGTCCGCTCGATGAGCGTGCTGAAGATGCCCGTGGGTAAGAGCCCTACATCCTCTGCAAAGAGGCAGAAGAGCAACCGGATCAGGAAGTGCGCGATGGCTTCGTTCGAGGGCGCGTCGCCGTACTTGCGGAGGTCCTCCGCCAGGCGCGCGAACTCCGCAGCCGCGGCTTGCGTCACCTGCTCGGGCGTCTGGCGCGCTCTGAGGCTTTCCGGATCGTGAAAGACATGGTGCAGGATTTGGAGTTTTTTCGGATCGAGCAGGTCCTCCAGTGAGAGTGTGAAGACCTGTTTGACCGTGTTGGTAAATTTGGTATGGATACGTATCGTCTGCATGTCAGAGACGATGAGTATCGGTGGGTTATCCAGCGCGTCGTGATAGCGCAGCAGTTGATCATAAGCCTTGTCCAGGTCGGCGTGCTGCCCCTTGTACTCCCACGCGAAGAAGCCACGTTTCCAGACATCCGCCCAGCCCTGGCCGCCAGTATGCTTGGTGGCGCCCGCCTCGAAGGTGAACCACGCACCTTCGGGGTCAGCTTCGACCGGCGTGGGGTGCGCCAGCAAATTGCACAGGTCGAGGAAGTGCTCCTGGTAACCAGAGCGCTCTTTGATGGTGGCTTGCTGCCATTTGGCGACGAAGGCCTGAGGGGTGGATATCGCTGGGGTAGTCATAGTTTCGGAAACAGTCGTCTGGCTTCTTGTTTGACCTTCTTGAGTTCTGCAATCCTTATATCAGCCCAGCTCTCGACTTCTCGATAGGACATGCAATCTGGACTAATCAAAATCGGTCCATCTTCTTCTTTCCTTGACCACGATCCCAACGCAATATAGGCTACGGACATTATGTCATTGCCTGACACTTCCAGATATATCCCGGTTGGTATTTCGCCAAGTTTAATCCTTCTGATATTGCGATTATATTCATCAACGTTGATGCTTTCTGGTGGTGAAACGGCAACACCATCACGTTGATCCAGGCGCAGCTCCTGTAATCGCTTGATGCGCTTACCCTTGGGACCTGTTAAGAGTTCAGCAATGAATTCATCAGCCGAATCAGCGTAATCTGCCCATGTACCTATTCCGCCTTTGATAAATTCAAATGAGACCCAGTAGTTGTTACTCATCCATTCTCCTTTCCTGATGGCTACGAAAAAACCCGCCAGTATTCTACCGGCGGGCGAAATTGCAGTAATATAGCGTTGATGCTATACTGCACTCACCATGGCGCCGGAATCGCCGTGGTCAACGCTTCGGGCTGCTCAGGCCGCGAGGCGTTTTTGTTGTCTGCATGAATCAATCGTTGCGCATCAACACATGTGCCAGCGCTGTAGAAGCGAACAACAAGACCATTGTCAGTAGCGATAACATGCATCCTAGGGGCATCGAGCATCCACGACGCGAATTATACGTTCCCAACGGCGTGCGTGTGCTATAGCTCACCCCACGACTACTGATATTGACACCGCCGCTACGCCCACCGATCCGATAACTTGGCTTAGTCATCTTGATACCATCGGGCGTAAACCGCAACCTGGGTTTCCGAACTGAGATCAATTTCCTGTGTCTTGCCATGTCTGTCTCCCACCACATGAAATCGAACCTCTATCAATATACAACCATTCTGCAAGATCTGCAACATTGTCCAGGCGTCTTCCACCCTAAAAACAGCCCTCCGGCTAATACCGGAGGGCTGTTCTAGTTCCGCTAATCTATTCTTAGCAGTACCGATTTACGGGGAATACGTCTGCATAATCATCGGTAACCAGAGCCTATATGGTAACACGGCTCCCGGCGTAGGCGCACACCCAAACCCTGCACACAACGTCGGTGTAGGATACGGCGTCTCCACCCACGGTTGTGGTGTGTAAAACGGTGTCGGTGTCGGCGTACTGGTCGGCGTAGCCGTTGGAGTGTTCGTCGGTGTCGCTGTCGGCGTTGGCGTCTCCGCGGCGATATGCACCGTCGCACTCACCGTATCGGTGATGCCACTACAACCAGCGATCTCCACTGCCGGATAGAACGTCCCCGTCGCGGTGTACACGTGCGTCGTGGTTGAAATTCCGGTAGTATCGCTGTTACCGTCCCCAAAGTCCCAGGTGTACGTCAGTGGCTCAGATCCAAGCGCCCATGCCGTGAACGTGTCCGTTTGATTGAGATAGTCATAATCACTTTCGAGCGCCAGTGCCACCGGCAGCAAACATGCCCCGAAATGACCCAGATACACCGTCTTGACAGCGTTCGTGGTGCTCACCGTCAACGTCTCCGTGATCGCATCCCACGTCCACGCGCCTGGAACCACCGTCCACGTGCGCGTGATCAGCCCGGCTTCTGCCATATCCGTGCCCACCGTCCAAGTCATGGCGCGTGTGCCGGTCACCACGCTCCCCACCGTGTGCGTGAACGTATCCAGCGCCAACGAATCCGACCATCGCTCCGCCAATGTGTATGTGATGACCTCGGGCCCGAAACCGGAGTAATAGGGATTCACCACGACCGCATCCACCACGGTCACCGTATCGGTATCGGTCACAATCGCGCTGTAGGCGAAGTCCAGCGCCGGGACCGTATCCGTCGCCACGCTGTTGACGTAGAGCGTCTTGTCCCACGTGTAAATCTCTGTGGGCAACGGTAGTGGCGAGAGCGGCGAGAACTGCGTCAGCGGTCCAGGAGCGAGCCAGCCCAACACCAGCCCCAACAACAAGAGCACTAAGCCCATCACTCCACTCACCGCCGTGATAATCTTGTTCCACAACGCCGGCTTTTTCGGTGGCGTCTCTGACACTGGCTGCCCGGGCAACAGCTGATATTCCAGCGCATCCTCAACCTGCTGCGCGCCGGCGCGACCGGCCCAGGCCGTATAGCGCTTGGCAGCAGCAAACGCCGCCCTCGCGGGCAAGCCCGCCTGCAGCGCCAGGCGCAACGCCAGCGCCAGCACATCCGCGCCCGCAAATCCGCCGCCATAGTTGACGCCCGGCGCGGCGATGATCGCCGCCACTCCCGCCTCGCGGAAAGCATCCAGGAGCGTCGTGTTCTCGATACCCTTACACGCTCCGAGAAATACGACGGCGCCCCGTAGATCGCTGCGCGTGCTGATCATCTCCGGTCGCACCACGACCCGCCCAGCGCCATCTGTGAATGCCCGCCCATCGGCACTTGGGTGTAGGAACACATACACCAGGTCATAATAGGTGCTGATGCAGCCAGGCGCCGGCGTCGTACTGGTCGGCATCGGCATGGGTATCTTGCCACTTGACGGGAAGCTCACCACGTGCGCATCGCGCCCGGCGATTCTCTGCGCCGTCGCTTCAAACTCCTGCAACGTCCAGGCCAATATCTTCATATGTCACCCCTTACATCACCCAGACCAAAGGTCCGTAACCGAAAACCGCCTGCGGCGGTGTCTCTGTTACATGTCCATCCCACACAAATTCTACATAGCCCAATAACTCCGCTATCGAGGGTATGTCCGGAGTTTGTGCCGCTGGAGCATTACCAGTGTATTCCACATAGCCCAGAACCTCAGCCACGTTTCTGCGCAGAAGTCCGGGCTCAGAGATGTACTCAACGTAACCTAGAGCATCGGCCACATTGCGTCTCTGATCGCCCGGCTCGCTGATGTATTCCACATACGCCATTAGCTCAGATAGCGAAGGTATATCTGGTGTTGCGGCACTAGGAGCGTTACCGACATACTCAACGTAGCCAAGTATCTCGGCTACGGCCTTATTGGCCGAGTCAAGTACATACTCGATATACCCTAGAATCTCGGCTATGTTGTGCCAACTCATGAGGATACGCCTATCTCCAAGGTGGCTAAATCAGCTTCTTCCCAAGCTGCATTATCGGCAGGATTCACAGCCCAGGCATATTCAAAGTTCTTCCAGTTAGTCGTCAGCGTTTGATCGGAGCTAATACTATTTGTACCATTGCTGCGTACCATTGGTGCAATTACACCGGCACCGGATTCAACCCGTGCCCTGGCTGTAACCACAATATTCGTAATCACAGCTCCTACCGGAAGATCAGGAACTTCAGCTGCGGCTGTTACCAGCTGATCAGCGCTGGCAGTCTGTAGCTGATGCACACCAAAACCACCACCAGTCATTTGTGCAGCATCATCGCCTAAATCTAGCCCGGCACGACTCCATTGTGCATACTCTCCTTCTGAGCGCCCACGAATGGGCAGCAGACGCACCATCCCGGGCCAGCTGTTGTTGCTGGCACCAGAAGCGTCGTTGCACACAATATCATCAAATAACGTTGGCCTTACAGCAATCGAGGTAACTGTAACTCCAGAGAAATCAAACGCATTGATGAATTCCTCTTCTTGAGTAGTGTCTCCGCTATATGTCGCCACCTCAACACCATCGACCTTAACCGTAGTAATACCACCAGAGTTGCGTGGCTTGTGATAGAACTCAATGTAATGCCAGGTATTAGCAGCTATTACACCAGCAGCAGACTGGGCTAAAAGAGTACTGTTGTACCTGACAATGCTAATTCGACCATCTGCGGTTAATGAAAGGCTTACAAAGTTAGTATAAACTCCGGGATCATCATTTCTGGAATAGAAAAATGGACTCGCGGACAAGCTTGGAACATTGATTGCAAATCCCCAATACAGTTCAGTATACGTGGTAACGCTACCAAAATCTTTACGAAGAATCTGGTTTTCGTCCAAGGCATACATACCTCTTCCAGTGCGTGGAGTGTGCGTGCCATGCAAGCCATCGCTAACCGCCCCCTGTAATAATACAGAAGCTTGTCCCTGTGATGCCGTTAGCGTGTTATCAATGTAATCCCAAGCGGCACGCGGTTCAGCACCCTCTGCGCCATCAGTTAAAATTCTGACCATTGTATCGCTCCTAACTATGAATGATATGGACCACCAGATCTGACCCGGCGACAGTCGAGCCGATCTGGTCAATGTGGACCGTCAGGTATGAACCTGCCGTCCAGGTAGCCACGTCGATGCTCGTGGTCTCGCCCGTGGCATTCCCCGCCGTGACCGCAGGACGGTTGCCCTGGTCGGTGAAGATCGTGGTGCCATCCTGATGCACATCCACGATCACACTCGCGCCAGTCGGCGCGGTTCCCACCGCCAGGAACACTTTGCTGATAGTCTGTGCCACCCCAAACTGATTGTAGATGCGGAGCGGATTGTCGGTGACCGTCAGGACGCCGGCAAACGTCAGCACCGTTTGCCGCACCACGGCTGGCAGATCATAGAACCCCACATTTCCGGAGCCATCTGTACCGTAGTATTTCGAGTTTCCGGCTGCAGCTGCGCCCTCTACCGCTGCTGCCTCATCCACGACCCCGTCATCATCCACGTCATAGGTCGCCTTAGTCATATCGCCTACGGGCAACGTCAGAGCATCAAGTGTCTCCAATGCCGCCTGTACGGTGCTGTCGGCTGCGCTCAATAGCCCATCGAAATTGGTCGTATCCGCTGCGATCGCGCTGGCCGGATGGGAGCTTGCAGCGTCGCGGTTGGTCAGATTCGTGTGGCTTGCCGGCGTGTAGGAACTGCCTGGACCTGTGGACACCTCGCGGAAGTCCATGGCCTCCACGTAGGTGGCGCTGCCGCCGCTGCGCTGGTAGATCACGCGATAGAGCAGTTTCCACTCTTTCGTCACCTGTCCCGGCGTTGCTGGCAAGGAATCGTTGCGGGCTGCCGCAACCGTGGTGTACTGCGCCTGCCCGACCACGATGTAAATCGGATAGTCCACATCGTTCGTGCAGTACACATACGCACAGAAGTACCGGTTGGCATCCACATCCGTGAGCGTGCCCGCGTTATCGTACTGCGGCGCTGGCGTTCCTCCGAGTTTCCACGGGCAGGTGATACCGCTCTCGAAGCGCATCGCCGTCGCCCCACTGTTGCGATACCACAACCGGCACGCGGTCAGCGTGCCCCCAGTATCTTCCAGCAAGTCCTCATCGTAGATCGAGCCTTGGGCAATACTGAACGTCGTGTTGCCAAATGTCCCCGCCAGCCCTGACCCGTAGCGAGCCCCAATCGTCACATGCGCCCAGGCGTGCCAGGCGCGATTCCGGCGGTAACCATGTCGTTCGTCCAGAATCGCATACGTCGCGCCATCCTTGTACACAATCGCCGTCAGCACATTGGCCGAGTAGATGTCCCACAGTGTCGTTGCCGCCTGCAACACCCCATCGCTATCGAAGTACACGTAGTGCTGCGTCAGGTCGTTAGTGATCTCGATGCTTTCTGCGGCATCCTTGACCATGCGTTTCCCGTCACTGTAGATAACATACTCGTCTACCGCCGGCGCGATCTCGAAGTAGTTGCCATCCATGCCGATGACACTATCCTCGCGATTCACATAACCATTGCTCGAATTTGCAGCGCGCCAGGCCACATCCGTGCCATCGCTGCCTGCGAACTCTCCTGCGGCACCCAGCTCCAACCGGGTCCAGGCAGGCGTCTCCCCCTGTGCAGTTAGCATATCCCCACGCGCGACCGGAGCCGGCATTTCCTCCGGCACATCGTGAAAGCCCGGGGTTCCACTGCCATCCGTCCCGTAATACTTGCTGTTCCCCGCTGCGGTGATGCCTTCGACAGCTGCTGCTTCATCTACGACCCCATCATCATCGGTATCGTAGCTTGCTTTCAACATATCCCCGGCTCCGGCTGCCGTTGGGACCCACTTGCCGGCATCAGCATCCCACGCCAACACTTCACCAGCGCCAGGAGTATCTGCATCTACATCGGTCAGCTCATCCAACGCCAGCGCCAGGTCACTGGCTCCCAACGCCCTGAACGTCGGCGTTGCTGCCACACCGCTTGCAGGTCCCGCATAGACCGTGTTGGCTGCTTGCGCATCCACCCCGAGCTGCTGCCCGCTGAGACTGAGCAGCGTGTCTGCCGCCGTGCTCAACGTCACCGCGGCGTGATGGGGGCTACCATCCCCAAGCGCCGTGTGTTCACCCGGCGTCAACACCTCCGCCAGCGTGAGCACCTGCCCGGAGAGTGTCAACTCCGCCGCGCTGCCAGCCCCCAGGGTCACTGGGTCGTGGTCCTCTCCGGTCGTCCCACCTCCAGTTCCACCACTGGCGCTCCTTGCAGTACTCTCTACCGCCTCCTGTTCCTGCTTGCGCCGCTTCTCCATCGCCGCCAGCAGTACTTCCAAACGGCTATCCGCGCCACGCGGGCGCAATACCACCTTCCTCGCATCTACCTGCACTTCCTGCACTTGGATAGTAATCTGTCGGTCCGGCACCAGGTCATGCAAGACCACCACATCCCCGGCGCGCACCAGCGCTGCAGGCCAACGACTGCCATCAGGCTTGGCAATCACTGAGGTAGAGCTCAGGCGGATACCCGGCTGCGGCTCCGCATTTTCTGCTAGATAGATTTGCGTCAACGTCAGCGCCTCGGCTTGTGAGGTCTGTGGCAGACGGATGGTTTTTTCCCGTCGCCCATATAACGCAATGCTATCGTCATCCGTCAACCAGGCTGTGCGCCAACCGTCAGGCATCTCCCCGCGCACCGCATTCCACACATCCTGTCGTCGCCAGCTCAGCGCCCAACTATCCAGGTGCTGCCGTTCCAGACACCAGTCGGCGTCATCCGACCACGGGCGAAATTCTGCCACCCCGTCATAGATTGTGAACAACCAGGTGGCGCTACCGTCACCCAACCCGGTCAGTTCCTCAAGCGCCTCCAGATACGTCGCCTGTTGGTAGACAGCGCGATCTACCAGCACGCCGCCAGAAACGACCTCCTGCTGCGTGATCCCGGCAGCCGTGAGCAATGCAGCAGCGATCGTGTCCGTGCTAGCGGGGTTCAGCGTCCGCACGGCCACCGCCGTCAGCCGGAACTCAGCCTCGCCGCTAGCGGTGCCATCTTTTCGCAACAACACCGTCAGGACTGTGGTATCCACAGTCAGGTCCACGTCTACCGTCGTATCAGTAGTGGCAGTCCACAACACCGTACCATCGGCTGCCTGAATCTCAGCCACCCAGCTTCCGCTGGTAATCGTCAGCACAATATGCGCTTCCAACTGCACGATGTTACTCGGACCCAACTCGATGACTGATTCCGGGTAAGTAACACTAACCTCATCCCCATCGGTGAAGTCGCCATTGCCTGCCACGTAGACCCGGTTGTTATTGTCTGCACTCATCCCCTCTGGGGGATCACTCTCCGGATTCCAGTTAGCGTAATCCACATCGCTGAAGATTTGCCACAGCTCCAAATCAACCAGGGCCCGTGGCAACCCCAACGCCGTCAGCGTCAATATGGTGTCACCAAGCTGCGGCTCTTCTAGTTCTCCACGCCAAACGCGTTCGCCGGCAGTGAAGAATTCCAGCGTTCCTCCCGGCCAGCCATCCACCAGCCGCCATAATTCGCGCCGGGGAGCGTCCAGCGTCACCGCGGCGCTCCACCATCCTCCGGGCGTCCGGCTATCGAAGCGCCAGGTGCTGGCCTGCTCAGTAACCTCCAACCGCCCCGTTAATTCAGTCTCGACGAAGATTTGCATAGTGCTGCTAACAACCCCTTAACGGCAGTGATTCACGCATCCGGTAGCACATTCCAACGAGGGACCGCCAGAATCTGCACCTGCGCGGTCCGCTCCGCCTCGGCCACACCTGTGTCCGATTCCAGACCAAACGTGATGATCTGTTGCTTGCTAGAGGGCAACATCTCCTCCGGTAACAGCTGAATACGCCCACCATAGCCGTCCAGAATCGGCAACCGTTGGGCATCATAGTCGTACACCAGCTCATCACGAATCCCATCATCCTCGATGCACGTCCCCGGCAGCGCGTTGTACCCCTGAAAGCGCAAACGGCGATACTGCTCCATTGGGATGAAATGTACGAAATCGAGCCAACCATTGCTGCCATCCTCACTCTCTACCCACACCTTGAACGGATAGCGCAGCGGGTGTGTATACCCACCTGGTGGCAATACCACCATTCCCAGGTCAGTCCAACCGTTTACACCTTCCGCCCAGCGGCCAATCTGCATTCGAGTCAACTCGTATCCCACCGCCACACGCCAGCGATCGCCGGCGAGTTGTCCGTTTGCCAGTACCCGGAACGGTCCCACAAAATCCCGGTTACTGGCATACTCCACTTCCCATCTGAAGGTGCTGCCCTCAGCCTGATAGGTATTGCTGAACTGCGTGCCGTATTGCTGCGTCACGCCTATCTCACTGTTCTCCGCTTCTAGCACCAGGTTGATCGGGCGATCGTACCACCCCATGCGCACCTCTGCCAATCTGCCAGTGGCGTAATTGTTCGAGATGCGGATCCGCGTCAACGCTGGCACATTCCCCACTGGGGCTTCAACCAGCACGAAGTTGTTGTAACCTGGTCGGCCATCATCGCAGTTATAGATCGTCGCGAAGTCGCCCCAGGCTTCGTCGAAAAACGTCCGCACCTGCAGCAACCCCTCCGGTCCCCGCCAGTACGGCTCGCGCGTCCACTGCACCATCGCCGTGCGCGCATTCCCATTGGGCTGCGCCGTGCCGCCATAGAGAGTCGCCTCATACCAGTGCGCATTTCGGTCCTGATTCCGCATCTGCAGCACCATCCGCATATCGCGGCGTCCCGAAAGCGCCCACCGGCGCGCCGTCTCCAGCGCCGCATTGAATTGCCGGAGCCCATCCATCGGTCGCGCATACCACAGCGTAGCGGTTTCGTCAACGTTATCCACCTCTGCCGCGATCGGCAAAGCGCCTTCCCCTGCTCCGCGTGTGGTCGTCACCCTCACCGGAGCAGCTTGTGGAGCAAACTCCACCCAGTTTGCCGTGACCTCAGCAACCGTCGTCACATCGCTGCTGCCGTAAGCTTCTACCTGCGCCAGTCGCAACTCATACATTACACTGCACCTCGCAATGGCCTTAATCGACCCTCCAGTGCTGCACCCAAGCGGGCGCTGATCTGCTCCACCAGGTCATCCACATCCCGATCATCGTGAATATGGACCTCGCCAATCTGCACGCTAAACCCGCCCATAGTGAACCCGCTGCCGGCAGCGCTTGCTCCCTGCAGCGCCTGCGTCGCCATGGACGTACCGGCAACCGCTACACCCGCGCTACTTTCACGCAGCCCGATCTCATAGCCCTCTCCGGAGAACTGCCCCATCTCCTCGAAGACCTTGCTGGGAGAATCCATCAGCAGTAGATTCTTCGCTGCGTCAATACCACCCTGGATGACATTCCCGACAGCATCAGCCACCGCGCTGGCAGCGCTCTTGATGCCGTCAATGAAGCCAGCAATCAAGTTGCTGCCTACCTCGACCAGTGAGAAATTCTGGACAAAGTTCTTCACACCGTCGAGAACCCCACTGACGATTTCCTTAAGCTTCTCCCAGTTACCTCGCCATGTGGCGACAAACTCATCGGTGTTGGTGCCGATGGCATTGAGGATACCTTCCAGGAACTCACTCAGGACGGTCTTGATACCTTCCCAAATCCCACCGACCGAGTCCTTGAACGTAGTCCAGGCTGCATCCCAATCGCCATTGATTAACTCCATACCCAGTTTGATAATGCCCAACACGGCGTTGATGGCTATCTCTACCACCGTCTTGATGATCGTCCAGGCATTATCGAGTGTTGGGGCGACGTGGTTACTGAAGAAATCGGCGAGGGTCTGACCAGTTTGCTGGATTAACGGTAGATTTTCCTGGAACCACGTAACGACCGTTCCCACGAGACTTTGAATCCAGGGCCACACCTCCTCGAAAACGCCGCGCAACGTGGCCAGAGCTGCCGGTCCTTCGTTAACAAAGACCCGGTTGAAAATCTCCTGTAAGGTGGCTATGGCTCCCGGCAGATTCTCCCCCAGCCAGGCTCCGACCGTTTGCCCAAACTCCGCAATCTGGGGCCCATACTCCCGAGCCAGCGCCCCCAACGGCTCCAGGATCGCCTGCAGTGCTGGCAGCAGACCCACCGCCAGGTCCATCTTGAGATTTTCGAACGTGGTCTTCAACTGCGCCATTGTTGCTGCAGTGCCGCCCGTGTTGTCGCCCAAACGCTCGACGAATTCCCCACCAGCATCAACCACAGCGTTCAGCAACGCTTCCTGCTGCTGGGCTTTGGTCATTTCATCTACGGTAATGCCTAGACTCTTGGCATACTCCGCATTGGCCTCAGCCAAATTGATCGTCAAGCCCAAGTTGTCCAAAATCATCGGGCTCCCACGACCGATGCCTTTGACTAGTGAATCCAGCAGGAATCCGACGTCTTGCCCTGTCGCAGCGGCGCTTGCCTGCGCGATTTGCAGCAGCGCCGGGAACTTATCCGCCATGCTCTCGCCCACCAGGAGCATGGCGCTGTTGTACGACTCCATGAGCGAGGCGTCCGTCACCATCCCGTTCGACGCCGCGCGCATAGATTCCAGCACCTCATCGGCGCTTTGCCCGGCGGAGGCCGCTAGGTTCTCGAACGAGGTACGCAGCTGCTCGATGCGGGGTGCTTCAGTCAGCATCGTGGTGCCGATATCGCGCGCCACGTTTACCACCGCATCGAAACCCTTCATCAGCACATTGCCGGTCAGGAAGCCCAGTGCATTCTCGGCAATCCCGCCGATGCGCCCCCATAGGGTTTTGGATTCGCCTTCAGCCTCCTGCATCCCTTTGCGCAGGCCCAGCAAATCCATCGCCGTTCCGAGTACTGCTTCCCCTAGTGGAAAATTGCCCATGCTGCCTCAACAAAAAACGCCCGAATCGGGCGCACTAAGCGCTCAATCGGGCGTTCTATGACGCACACCAACAACCGCTAACCGTGTTTGTTACTTGGCCTTCTGCTCCAACTCTGGCGGCCAGACAGGCTGCTCTTCCTCGGGCTCCTCTTCCTGCAACGCCGTCACGGGTATCACATTCACATGTCGTTCACCGTGATGGCGGCTCTCTACAATCAACACGCCATTCTCAATCCGTGCCCAGGGAAGCCCGCAGACTGTACAACGCAGGATTCTTCTCATGGCTTTCTTCCTCCCTCGATGCGTGCGCCCAGCTGCGCAAACCATTGACGAGCCTGCTCCGGGTCCTCAGTCGTCACCTCAACCTTCTTGATCGTCTCGTCACGTCTGGCCCTCTGGATGGCTTTATCCCAGGCGCGCGTGATACGCCGGCGCTCGTAGGGCTGCAACCAGGGCAATGACCCGGCTAAGGCCGCGGCCTGCACCTCTTCAGCCTGCAGCGCGTCAATCCAGTGCAACAGGCTTTCCAGGATCCAAAGCGGGAGCGTCAATACCCGCTCTGGATCCAGGTGATAGAAGCGGGTCAGGCGCGCTATGAGCTCGCCGGACCCGCCTTCCGTTCCCCCAACGCCGCATTCCGTCGCTCCTGCTGTGCCTTGGACCAGAAATCCAACAGCGCTTGCTTCTGACCCAGGGTCATCGCTGCGACACGCTCCTCTGGCAACGCAGACGCGATGAAACTAACCAACTCATTCACCGCCTTCTCGATACGTTGCGCAAGGTTCGCATCATCGGGCTTCTGTTCCAGTTGCTTCACCAACGTCGGGAGCAACCGCTGCAACTTCTGGGCTCGTGCCATATCCACGATCCCCATATCCGCCTGATTACGGAGTTCGTAGACCGTTCCATCCACATCCGTAATCGTGTCATGTTCCTGGATCAAACTTCCGAGATCAAAAGACTTGGGCATACCACACCTCCTCAGGTTGGATACACTTCTGCTAATAAACACTTAACGGTACTAAACCAAAGCGCCAGCATTGCCGCTGGTCACTGCTCCACCAACTACGTCGCTGCGGCCGCTTGCACCACCAGCCATCCCAACTGCTCAGCCTCTTCCTGTGTGGCATCCACCAGCGCATGGAACTCACACTCCAGCATCGCACGCCCGTCCTTGGCAAACGTTGGTTGCGGTTCGGCGTCGAAGATGCCGCGCGGGATCACATACATTCCCGGCCACGCCCCATACGGCGAGAGCGCCTCCCCGCGGAACAGCAGTGCATACTCCGTAGGCACGAATCCACGCTGCAGCGGCATCGTCTTCGTGTCAGGATTCGGGACGGTATCGGTCTCCACATTGGCCACGTCATGCAGTACCCGCGCATACTTCTCTAGCGTGAGCGAGACCAACGAGAAGACGGTGATCACCTCTTCTTCCGGGCGCACGGCCTTGCGCGGTCCCTGGTGCTCGTTGTCGCGGAAATAGGTCAGCGCACCTGCATGCTGCAAACTCTGCTCGCCATCCGTCTCCCCCATGTAGACCCACGGCGAAGCAGGCGTCTCCGTCACACCTGGAACCGTACTGCCCACTGGGGCAATGTACACGTCCAGCGTGCCGGTCAATTGATCGAATGGTGTCGAATGTGCCATCTGAAAACCTCCTTACTCAAAAATAGGCGCACAACAATCTATCACGGCTACGTACAACTGGAGCAAATTGACAATCACATATCGATCGTCAACGACCAACACATGACAGAAACCGTAACTGCTTCTATCCGGAAAATCATTCAACTGCAATTCCTCGATGATGCTGTACGTTCCGCGCTTGATCAACAACAAGCGCTGAGAGCCGGCATCTGCCGTCAGCACCAGGAGGTAGTCGCCGACCACCCACACATCATAGATGGTATCAAGGACTGTTCCGGGCAGAAGATAGCTATACAGCAGCACTGGATCGGTGCGGTCACTCACATTGAAGAGCTGCACCCGAGCCTCACCATCAACCTCACCCAGGGCTAATACATCCTCACTCAAGTGGCCCCCGCATTGGTAGTTAGTGCCGCCGAAAATCTGGTCTGAGAAATAAGCCAACACAGGGCTTGCCGGTAAACTCATATCGAAGACGGCGAAACTCCACGAATCGTCCACGACGTACAAATAGCGCTCACCGTCATAGACCAGGTACTCGCAGTCGTGCAGGGCGTCGTAGTAGAGGTAGGTGGGATTTTCTGGATCACTGATGTCGAAAACCGCCATTCCAAAACCGCTGCCGCCACCATAGACATGCTGCCCGTCCGCGCTGAGAATAATCTGCTGCAGGAATGGCGCCCCATTCCAGGGTTCGGCTATGTACTCACACGCGCCCAGTTGTATCAACGTGCTCTTGTCCAGGATGAACAAGCCGCGCTCTGTACCAACGTAGACATAATCGTCATCTACAGCACATGCAAACGGCTCATTGCTCATCCCTACATAGCTACTCTCGATAGAAACCCAACTCGCACCCGTCAAACTGCCGGTGAAAACGCCCTCACTGTTGCGATACGGAATCTTGAATACTTTCGCCGTGCCGGTCGAAACGTCATAATATGTCTGAAAGATGTGCGTGTCATCCGCAGCAATACCATACAGCAACCGCTGTGTGCCTTCCGGCAAGGTATCCTCTGCCAAAGTATCATACGTCGCTATGACCTCCAGCGCGGGTGTTCCGTCAGGATCAAATAGGCACGAACTGTAATCACTATCCCCTGCGTGCACAACCAGTAACCCGTCATCAACCGTCCCGTACTCGCATTCCAATGCCACCCGCTTATCTCGCGCCCATACCAACTGCGGCTCTCCCGCTAACACGCCATGCTCGAACCAATAATAACCTGGCAACATTCCGTAGGGTGAGAGTGCTTCGCCGCGTAACAGCAACGCACAGCCCGCCGGCGCAAAGCCACGCTCCAAAGGTAACCGCTTCGTCGGCGCGATTTCTGCCCCCGGCGCCACATTTGCCACCTCGTGCAGCACCCGTGCGTAGGTTTCCAGCGTCAGGCCCACCAAAGAGAAATTGACCGTCAACTGCTCTTCCGGGCGCACGGCCTTACGCGGTCCCTGGTGCTCGTTGTCCCACCAGTATTGCAGCGCTCCGCCGTGTGTGATGATTTGCTCACCATCCGTAGCGCCCAAATAAACCCATGGCGCGACTGGCGTCTCGGTGACCGCAGGCAAAGCAGTGCCAACCGGCGCCACGTAGATATCCAGCGTGCCCACAAGTAAATCAAAACCTTGACCACTCACGCTGGGCGTCGGTGGCTCTGGAGACTCAAACACCTCATAGTAGGCGAAGAGTCCATAGTAACCATTGTCAGGCGAGTACAACATGAACCATCCGCGCGCGGAAGCAGTGAAAGCGAAGTCGTAGACCTCATAGGCGCCGGTATCTATGGCGTCTCCACCGCTCCACTCTCCGCCGTCGCGCTCGCTGTAACGCACGAACGACATGCTCGTGACGGGGTTGGGACCATAGTCAGCACCGATCACGTGCAGTTGCCCGGCTCCAGAACAGGCCGCGCGAATGTAACTTTGGAAATTGTTGTATGCCATGGTAGTGGTGACGGCAGCCCACGCGCCAGACTCATCATGCAGATGGTGTAAGCGATCCTCAGAATAATCCACATAGAGCACGTGCAGCTTGCCTGCGGCGTCGATAAGCAGCTCCACCCCGGCAGTATCGCCGGCGCAGTTTTCAACTAACGCTGTGCCAGCCCAGACCCCACCAACACGTGCATATAGCACCAGGTCATTTGCATCTGTCGTTAAGACATAGGGTGTGTCGGTAGCATCCATACGCAACCTGAACATGGGCAATTGCGCGGTAAAACTCACACTATCTGCCAGAATCGTCTCCGTAGTCCACGCGCCAGTGCTGCCATACGTATATTTAATTGTCCTGGTATAGGGCACTCCCGTGCGCGTTGCCCACACAATGTGCAACAGGCCTGTGCTATCGAGCGCCAGATATGGAAATTCGACCATGATAGCCGTACCACTGACCAGTGTTTCCTCAACCCAACTGCCGCTGCTATTCGTGACATACAGCAGGTAATACGTGTAGTTGGGGTAGATGCCCGTGCGGTAAATTGTCACGATGTGCACCAATCCCGCATGTATGCCAATCGCAGACCCGAAAAGCGATCCGGTCGTCTTGTGCAGCGCCACTTCATGCTGCCAACTTGCGCCATCCCAACTCACGTAAACTAAGTCGCGCGTTTCACACACCACAAAGTGTGGATAGCCATCAGCATCCACACAGCCGTTACCGCGATCATAGTATTCGCCATCGGCGATTAGCACTTCAGTCGTGATCATGCGCTGTCACCTGCGACCGCCGTCTCTGCTACTGCCAGCTCACCATATACCAACACCATCACCACCTCTGGCACATCCGGTTCCTGCAAAAAACTCGGTCCGGAGGTCAGATTGACCCAGTACACCAACCCGTTGCCAGCTGACGTCTCCACCACCTTCCGCTGCGCCTGTCGGCAAACACCTACCAACGCCCGGTACACAGCACCGGCTTCGGCAAACGTATTGCCATAGCAACGAAACTCTATCCGCGGGCGCTGCCATTCCAGGTACAATTCCGCATCACCGCCGTCATACTGCACCTGCAGTGCCTGACAAGGAATCGCCCAGCCGTCACCAAACTTGTGTCGTGGCGCTACTCGCCCGGCAATGACCTTGTTCAGATCTGCATCGCGATAGAGCAGTTCGATCAACGCTTCGAGGGCATCAATCATCCTCGTCTCCGATCAATATGCGCCTGGACGACCTTCAGTACCTGTGGCCGCACTTTGTTCAACGCTATCGTGAGATACTTGTACAGGAAATGTATGTGCATGGCATATTCCATCCCCGTACCCACAGCGATCTTCAAACGCTGTCCGTCGAGCTTCGGCACCACCTCGCCGGCATTGTTGCCGCGCTCCGGGCTGTTGGATGCCGGTTCTACATTCTCGCGTGCGAAATTGTAATCCGGGCTGGCGGCATGGATGCTACGTTGCAGCGTGCCCGTCAGCTTCCCGTGACCAGGCCACAACTGCTTCTTGGCCTCGCCCTCAATCCGCAGGCCGATCTCCACCAACGCCTCGCCCAGAATCTTCTCAATCTCTCTCTGGGTAGGTTTGCCGCGCCAGTCCAAACGTGATTTACTCACGAAACCCGCTCCAGAGTCAGCGAGATATGCCGCGCCGCCCGTCCTCTGCGCGTCAGACAGCTACGCACAGCAAACGGACCCACCTCTGATGTGCCATCCTCATACACTACATCACAGATGCGGTCGCCCTCGCCTACTTCCACATCCGCGCGCACCAGCAACAAATACCCCGATACTACTACCCACTGTTGGGTCACCGTATCGAATTGCCGCTGATTCTTCGCCACCAACCGGCATGGAACATCAGTGAGATAGTCCTCATACACGCGCACGTCACTGCGATACTCGTCCTGCCGTAACGTAGCCCGCTGGATGGTGCACCTGTGGATCAAATGCCCGTCGAAACTCACAGTTTGAACACTCCCACATACACATTGACAGCACTATCCGAATAGGTGATCTGTACCCGCCCGTTGGCGTCATTGTAGAGGCCTGTGGGGAATGGTCCGATGAGCCGCGTTTCTCCGGCTGCTACGGCGACCGTTCGGTCAGGAGGATCTTGACCATCAACGTCCTGCTGCACGTTGATACTCACCGTGCGGCTCGCCGTGCCATGGCTGTTGTACACCGCCAGCAACGTGCGCCCATCGTTGGCAAACTGATCTCCAGCTGCCGCAGCTGCCACAACAGCATACAGCACTCCATCTCGCGTGATCGTATTTACCGTTAATGTCGCCATATCACACCTGGATGACCGTTACGTCCACATCCTGATTGAAGGTGACCTTGACCTCGCCTTCCTCATTGTTATAGGTCGCTGGCGGGAAAGGCCCGAAGACCGCTGCTTTGCCAGTCACCAACGTGGCGGTTTTGTCCGTGATTGCCAGACCATCAACGGTGCCAGGAGTCTCGAAAGTAATCGTCACCGTGCTTCCGGTAGCATTGTTGACGTGTAACAACGCTCGTCCGTTATTGCGGAAGTAGTAGGTGTTGGCATTGGCAATCGTCGTCTTCAGATCCGTCGCCACCCGCCCTGAGCGCAAGGCTCGGTATACCGTCAAATCCACATCTGACATCGTGCCCCTCCTATACCTGAATCACCGTCACATCCACAATCTGGTCGAACGTCACCTGCACCTCGCCATCGCCGTTGTTGTAAATGGACGGTGGGAATGGACCGAAGAAACCGGCCTTCGCCGTCGCCAGCGTCGCCGTCGTCGCATACCCGGATACAGGATTGGGCTGCGCCAACGTCGCGGTAACCGTACTGCCAGAGGCATTGGCTACATGCAACAGCATTCGCCCGTTGTTGCGAAAATGATAGGTGTTCGCCGTACTCACCGTTGTTTTCAAATCCGTCAGGATGCGTCCGGAGCGCAATCCCGGATAAGCCGTCACATCTACATCGGACATCGTTCCCTCCTAAATCACCTGGAACATCAACTGACGCAGCAACTGTGCCCGCGCCAATTCCCAATCTGGCGCCGTGAAACTGTACTCCCCGGCGATAGATTCACTGTGCATCGCGGTACGCTCCAGCGATAGGCGTACCAACTCCACCAACACGGCCTTGCGATGCTCGCGATCATCAATCGGCACCCACAGGACCGTAACCATTGCGCCCCACACACTGCCTGCCGGCAGACGCTCCAGACGCCCTTCATCATTCCAGACGCGGAAATCCTCATTTGCCTGACTCAGCACCGTAGTGTTCTCAGTCACCCGGTATACGCTTGTCAGACGCCGTGGCAGGTATAGGTTCATGCCGCCGCCAGGCAGCACCGTCGTGATCCGCGTGTTAGCGTCAGCATAATGCGCTCCACAGCTTTGCACCATGATCGCCTCTTCGCGGTCAATGATCGCCTGCAGCCGCACATCGTTCAACCCCGTGGGCACCAGGTCGCGCAACTCTGCTACCGTGATCAGACTCATCGAGACCTCCGCAATCCAGAAGTTTGCACAGTACCGCTAAGGTTTTCTTAGCAGCACCATGGCGCTGGCGGAAGGGTGAATCAGCGCCCACCCTTCCGCCTTTTGCCTTTTCTCGCTTAAGCCGTCCCCTCGTCTGGCGCCTGGTGGAACTCACCCACATTCACTTGTGGGCTGGTCCGAGCGCCATAGCGGATGCTGATGATCATCGCGGGGCGAGCCGTTCCAACGTTCGCCACCGTCAGCAACGGACGCACATAGCGTTCCTGCGGCTGGTAGATGTCCAGCACCGCGATTCCGTCCGCGGCCACCGCTGAAGAGAACGCCTTGGCAGTACCGGCAAGATCTGCAGCCGTGCCGAAAGCGCTATCGGTATCCTGCTGCGCCTTCAGGCTATGCGCTGCGACCTCACCCTTGCCTACGACGGCGATGAAAGCCACGCCCTCGAAGCCGCTCATATCAACGCCCGCGCCGGTCACCACCTCATTGTCCGCGTCAACTTTGGTCACTTCAACAGCCACTGCCGTATCGTGATAGATGCTCTTAATCATGGCTTACCTCCTCCGTCTTTCCTTCCTAAGCCTTGACCTTCAGGACGTAGAACGCTTCAGGCAGCACACACATGCCGTCAACTTCCTTGCGCCCAATGAAACCAGTCTGGTTGCTCTCTGCGTAGAGCTCCACCAGCCGTTGGATGCTCATCTGCAGTGCATCCACGATCCAGTAGTAGGAGAAATCTCCCACCGCAGCCACAACCGCGTTGGACTCCCAGGCGTCGTTCGCATCCAGACCATCATCGAAGCGATCCGAGGTCTCATACGGGATGTCAAGGATGGTGCCAGGAGAACCGATCTGCAGGCCCGGCTGCCAGATATAGGCGCCGTCGCCGGTCTTCATCAAGCGCACCTTGCGGATGAACGCACGATTAGCCAGAATGCGGGTGCTGGGTGCACCAGCATAGGCAGCCGGCAGGCGATAGACGAAGTTGATCACATCGTCCGCGGTGACGGTATTGGCGGCAGCAGTCGTATACACCGGCAGACCCGAGGTCTGCAACAAGCCCTGTGGGCTGTTGGCCCCCGTGCCATTGATGAACGCATGCTCCTCGGGCACCGCAAACTTGTACGCCATGCGATCGCGCACATAGCCCTCGACATCGAAGGTCGGCAGCCGGAGGAACGTGTTGCTCACCTTCACGCGCTTAGCCAGCGGCTTGGGCATCAACCGGCGCTGTCCGAAAGGTTCCTGCGAATCCGTATTGCCCGTGCCCACTTCTGTGGTCCAGGTCGCGTCACTGAACAGGCTCTCCTCGGTCGGCACAATCACCGCGCCACTTGGCACCGGAGGCATCACCCCGCAGATGCGGCGCATCGCCGAGATTTCCTTCGCCTTGGCCACCAGACCCGCATAGTAGTTATCCTGTACCAGATACCCACCTGCAGGCGCCGTTCCGGCCAGCAACGTCTTGCGCATCAAGTCGGGAAGCTCGCGCTCACCCTTGCGCATATAGCCGCGCATCGCATGACCGTAGTCCTTGCCCGCCTGCGCCCAGTACGACGGGAATGGCAGAAACTGGCGCATCTCCTCGAGTTCATCGCGCTCCAACACCCGGTCGCCAACCTTGATCTGCACGCCCTCGAAACTGCCATGCTCGAACATCTTGGGGGCATCCATGGGTGCCTGCAGCGCCTTCTCCGTCTCCTCGGCGCGCTCCAGGCGCTTGGCTTGCGAGGTCAACTCCTCCACCCGATCCAATAGTTGGTCCACCTGCGCCGACTTTTCGGCGCTCAGTTCGCCATCGCCCAGCAGGGCCGTGGCCTGCGCATGCAATTGCGCCGCCTCATCATACAACTTACGAATCTTGCTCATGTCCACAAACCTCCTTGCTATTTCAGCTTTATCAGATTTAACTTACGGCAATCAGATTGAACTTACGGCAACCCTATCAAGTACCAATGCACGCTCACCCCGCTGTCGCCAGCACTGCCGTCCTCTTTGTACACATAGATGGACACAGTCGCGCCGTTGATCTTTACCGAACACAACTGCTCCTCGTTGTCTACCAGCTCCCCTGCCAGCGTGCATATGCCCACAACGGGCGTTGTCAGACCGTGCACCACATTCGCCGTAGCTGTGATGACGTCAGATCCCCACTTAGCTTGGAAGCCAGAATCGGTATAGCCGATCGGGTAGAGATTGTTGGGCCCATAGTTGATCGCGGCCCCAGACACATCCAGCGTTCCGGTGACCACCACATTATCATGAATCGTAGTGCCGCTCGAACCGAGAATATCGCCTGTCAAATCACCAGTGACATCACCCGTGACATCACCTGTCAGATCCCCTGTTACGTCACCCACGAACTCAATCGCTGTGATCGTGCCGAAGCTCGCCGTTCCAGCTACGCTCAGCGTACCGCCCGCATCAATGCGCATTTCGCCGCCGGAGCCACAGACCCACGTATCACCGCCATCTGCGCGGTAACATGCGCTGCTGTAATCTCCACCTTGCGCAATCTCCGGGCCATTCAATGCCAGCGCTAGCAATCCGAACAATACTGCTCCAATGATCAGTACTGCCGCTATTCGCTGGACCCATTCCCAACTCCGTTCACTCTTCATGTTCACCTGCCTCCTTCCGCATAGCCTAACTCTGACTGTGATTTCTGACTCGTAGCCATTCTTTGCGTACAACTCACATAAGCACCTCCCACCCCTCCGGCGCTGCCGCCTCCGGAGATGCCCCATGCAGCAACGCTCGCACCATCACGCTGCCCAAACGCCCGGCTGGACCGAGTGATCGCAGTTTGTCCCAAGTGCGTTTCCCACTGGAGATTACCGCAGTCGCTCCGCGTTCGATGAAGGCTCTGGGGAACGGCGTCTTTGCCCCGTAGCACCCCTCGAGAATCACGACCGTGCCATCACGTAGCCGTGGACCCGCAAGGATACCCTCCACATCCAATGCCGGGATTTCGGCGTCGCCCAATAGCACTCGCGCCTTCGGTGTCCCGTGCAGCGCGATATAGACCAGATCCACCTCAGCCAGCCGCGCATACGGGAACGTCTCTGCCGTCAATGGCGGGCACGTCAGCGGGCGCGTCATAATCCCAGCCAGCGCCAACCCCAACCAGTTGTTGAGCACACTCGATTTGTAACAGTACACCAATGCCTTCATCGTTTTACTTCCGCTAATAACGGCTTAGCAGAACTAACGTTCGCGCCGTATGAGCCATTCCCGGTAGATCAGCAATGCCACACAAACCACGAAGATACCAATCAGGATGTTCCGCACCCAGATGCGCCAGCTAGACCCGAGAAAACTCTGCGCGTAGATCGTGCTCCACGATTCTGCCGTCTCACCGGTCACACGGCGCCACACTTCCAGGAACTGTGTACCATCGGCCATGCCAGCCTGCAGCGCCCGCAGCTGCTCCAACCCCAGCGCCTCGACCATGTCAAATGCCTGCGCGTACCACAGCGCAGTCTCTGCATCCGTGCGCGGATACTCGCCCATCCAGCACGCCGAAATCAGCGTCTCATCCTGCGCCGCCTGCCGGATCAACTGTCGTGATTCTATACGCGCCTGCTTACCCTCGGCCAGCACGGCTAAACCTTCGGTAAACCACGCGGGCACGTCCTGGCGCTCTGCCGTTGGATCGTACAAGTGCATGATCTCGTGCGGCACGGTGCGCGTCACAAACTCCTCCACCTCTGCATGCCCCAACCATTGCAGTGTGACGCCCCAGCTGGGCTTTGCCACACCATAGCCGCCTTCAGTCGCCAGCATGGCGTAATCCCACTCTGTAACGACAACCACGATGCGTGGGCGCGCCTCCACCTGGCGTGCTGTGTCTCCGAGAATCCGTTGCGCGTTGAGTACCGCGGCATCGCCAGCCGTCGCGATCTGCGCCAGTGTCGCCGTGCTCAGTTGCGCGCCATACACGTCGCAGAGCTCCCCGGCCACATGCTGCCACTCTCGGAAGTCGCTCGCCGGGTCAGGGCGGTCGTAACTCACCCACGCTGTAGACCAGGGCTCACCCTGACGCGGGATACCATTCCAGGCGTAACGCAGCTCCGCCATGACCGGAACCTCAGACACATCGAAACGCGCCATCCAGGTAGCGCCATCACGTTGGGCGCGAATCTCCGTCTGGGTCTGTCTGCCCCACGGTGTCTCGATGAGCAGCGTTGCCGCTCCATCAGGGCCCGCCAGGCGAAAGACCAATTCATCCCGTTCAGGCGCATACGCCACCTCTGGGAACGTCAATCCCTCGGCTTGCACTGGTAGAGCCAACGCTAACAACACGCACAACAACAGTAATCGTCTCATGCCTGCCACTCCCGCGCCAATGCCTGTATGGCCCGCCTATAACGGCTCTTGGTGGCATCCAGGCTAATTCCTAAAATCTCCGCACATTCTGAAAATTGAAAGCCCGCCCAAAACCGTAGCCAGATAATCCGCGTGTACTCCGGCTTCAGCGACCAAAGCAATACCCGTAACAGCCGAGCCTCATCGCTATCGACGCAACCGTCGACGGTTTCTTCGATCTCGTCGACATCCACCACGGCGTGCCTGCGCCGGTAGAAATCCGCGATCTTAAAGCGCATGATGCGCGCCATCCACACCTGTGGCGCTGCGTCACCGCGATAACCCGGTAAGCTCTCCAACGCCGCCAGCAGCGTCTCTTGGACGATGTCATCTACTGCGTCCCACGGCACACGCCGTGCTGCTTGGCGCCGTAACGCGGTCATCAGGTCATGGAACCTGATAGTATAGGAGTCGTACATTCGTCAGCACTCCAGTGATCGTGATCGGAGCCGTGTACGTGAACGTCATGCCGTCCACAATGACCGGTCCATCGAGCGTCATCCCGGCGCCGGAGGTGTCCATCCTGACGCCGCCCTGCGCCCGGATGTTGAATGTGTCAGGAGCCTGGCTCTCATAATCCGCCTCCTGCGAGTCTGCCCAGACGAACGCCCCCTTATGCAGCGCCTTGGCGCGCGTGCCGGCAGCGAAACTGCTCTCTCCAGACGCGGTATTCGATTGGCCTCCAGGAATAACACTGTACAGGCCCGTGACGGTATTGGTGATTCCACCGCCAATGAAGCCATAAGTTGACGTGATGGTATTGCTATGACCGCCAGCGATTGCCGAGGCCTGTGCTGTAATGCCCTCGATGGTATTCTCTGTACCGCCGCCGATGAACGCAAAACCATCAGTCTGGCAATACAGATTAACACCCTCCTCAACCCCCAGGTTGGAAACATAGGCGTTCGAGATGTAGTTCCACTTACCGCCAACCACGGTGTTGTATGTGCTCGGGCAGGCGATAGTCAGAGTCGTGGTAATACAGCCTTCCGTGTCATACAGCTCCCATGGCGCAGTTACCGTGCGCTGATGGTAGCCTGCCACCCAGTTCTCGTAACCCGAGCCGATAAAACTGTAGGCATCGCCAATCGCGTTGTAGCCACCTCCGGCGATGGTCGAGAAGTCTCCAGATGCGGAGCCATTCATATCATCCAGAAACGAGTACGGCCACCGGTGCTCTGGGAGAGAGCCTTGAACACCTCCGCTATAGAAACCGTGACCGTCGCGTCCGGTGCCGATAGTGTTCAACTCACCGCCGAGGATAGCCTGCCCAGAACCTGGCGCCGTGTAGTTGTAAGCGCCGCCGGCGATAACCGCATCAGTGCTGCTATCAATCCAGTTGGCAAAACCGCCGCCAATGACACTCTCGATGCCCCCAATGGCATTGCCATTTCCGCCACCAATGGTGGATAGTTGTCCACTCACGCTGTTTGTTGCTCCGCCGCCGATCACGCCGTAGTAGGCATACTGGAATATGCGGTTCCCGGCGCCTCCGCCAACGGCGCCCCAGTTGCCCACCACATTGTTCGCTGTGCCACCGCTGATAGCCGCATAGTTACCGGTGATCGTATTGATGCCGAGAGCCCAGTTGTTTGGATCCGCTACACGTCCGCCACCCGCAATCACCGAGCCGTAGTTGCTGCCGCCAATCGCATTGCCCGTGTAACCGCCAGTGATGTTGGGGCTGTTCACTGCCCCGGCCACCGTCAAACCGCCACTCGTCACTTGGGCACGCACCGTATCACTCAGCGAATCGCGGATCACGCCCGTGCCGTAGATGTCCACGTCACCGCCGACCGTGATCTTGTCGAAGTAGTTGCCGCCGCTCTGCGCCGTCACCATGCCGCCGCTTGCGACGATCACGATTACGGCAACCATAATCAGGGAGAAAATCGTTCGTCCCCACTGCTTCATTGCTCACCTCCAACCAGGTCCTGGAATTGCGCGATGATGCCCGGTCCCCACACAATCTGCATCGCTTCAATCAGAATGTCATATTCGGCTTGCGTAATCTCCGTAGCGCGCCCCTCGTGAAACAGATTCACCATAGTGAAACACTCCATCCGTACTTGCTCGGACACTTGTGGATTGTTCACCTGATACCAAAGCGCGTCCTGAATGACCTGGCGCACTGTCAGATTCTGCGGACCAATCCCGTTCAACTGATCGTGATACCGCAACATCACCTGCGTCATATCTATATAGATTGTCTCAGGATCACCCTGAGCAATCTCTACATCGACTGCTTGGAGTGCCGCGATAGCCACACCGCCAGCGACGCATGCAATCAACAACGCGATGACTACAATAGCCTTCCATCCCGCGGTCATTGCTCTGGTTCCTCCAGCATGGTGTACTCAATGAGTACATAGCCTTCGCCCTGAGTTGCGCCGCCATGATCCCAGGTAAAGAGAATGGGCATCTCTGTCGGCACATAGATGGGTCCACCAGCTATTTCGGTCGCACCAGCAAAAGCCAGAGAGAGATTATGCTGATAGTTCTTAATCAATAGATCCAGGCTATCAGAGCGTCCAGCAGCGAACAACGAGATGATGTTCCAAGGTGTTTCCCGCACAACAATGCGCTTTGTGATCACGCTGTTGGCTGGGATGGTCGCAACGACACCGCTAGTTGACTGATACGAAATCGGGACTTTCAATTCCAGGTGCTGCGATGTAGAATACCCGATCACGCTGGCCTGAATCTGCAACTGCGAATGATGATGGGCTCCTGATATAGGCATGACTTCCTCCTACCACTCAAGCGTCACAAGCACTATAGCTTCAACAGCCGCTCCTGCATCCAGGATGAACTGCATTGCCTTGAGGTTCACATTTCCAAGTACTTCCAGCGGCGGCGCAGCATCCATCGGTAGTAGGTGCCCAACTTCTGTTGTCGGGGCCACGCCATCATAGCGGTAGCGCACTGCCGCCTTGGTTGCCGTGATCAGTGCACGCTCTGCATTAACCAACTGTGTCGCTGTGAAGCCGAAGTCATTTGCCAGAGACACTACCGCTCCAGAGGTAACAGTGACACCGCTGCTGCCAGCGTTGCCAATGGTCGTCATTACATTTGCCATCCCTCCACCTCCTACAGCCGCAGCGCCAGCTCTGCCGCGCGTAACCTGCGCCGCAGCGCGTCGGCCTTCACCACGGGTGCAGTCAACACCTCAGCTACACCCTCGACGCTGTTGGCTACCTCGTTGCGTTGCTCAGGTGTCGCCGTCACCAACAAACGCCCGGCCTTCAATTCCTCGACCAACGCCACCAGCGCCTTCACACTCTCACTGAGCGCAATAGCACGTGCCTCTGGCTCGAAGCCCAGCACCGTTTTCACCGCCCGCAACTCGGTAAGCGGGTTCATTCCCAACGGAACCGGACTGATCTCGTATAGGTCCACGCGCTTCAGATGCCGGATCCCGTTCTCGGCGTAGTCATAGTCTTTCGCCCGGTAACCGATACTGCCCTCTGTGAGCGCGCTATCCCTCATCAACTCCCATACCTCGCGCCCCCAGAAGGTGCCCAGTGAGAGTCGACCCTTCGCATACAAGCCCGTCTCATCTTCAACCAGCATATCCGGTGTCGGTCCGATCAATTTATCCCAATCGTGCGCGTAGAAGACCTTGATTCGACCCGCCCGCTTGACCAGTGTCTCCGCAAACGCACCGGGGTGAATCACATCCATCCCATCGTCAACGTTGTCGAAGACGCTGAAATGCCCTTCGTAAATCCCCTGGTCGCCATCAGCCTTGAACTGCGAGGCTGCTGCCTTGTATTCCATAACCTCTGTTTCTTCCACTTCACACCTCCGTTAAGTGTCCTTAACCGCTATTTCTGTCTGCCTATGGAGTCTCTTCTGGGCTCCTCAAAACCAATACTGACTTCTAGCCAAACGGGCACTTTCCCGCAGCCTCCGCTGCCGCAATCGCGCCTTCGTCCACCGGCGCATCGAACTCTGGTGCAAATGCCCTGACACAGTTGGGGTGGCAGAGCGCATGCCCCTTCGCCCAACTTATCGGCACTACCTTGCCATTAATCGCCCGACAAAACTCGTGCGAGTTCTCGAAACCATCATCCAGCACCAACACCCGCTCCACACCCGCATTGACATAGCGTGTGTACGTCGTGCGATTCTGCGCCGTTCCCAACTCTGTGCGGGCGATCATTCGCGCCCGCTGCTCCGCAGTAATGTGTATCAGGCGTCCCTGCGGGTTCCGATATGTCAGCCCGCTAACGGTATCCCGCAGGCCTGGAATCCCGGCCTCCGGATCGCCGCTCACAATATGATCAATGCTCCAGCCGCGCTGATAACCTTCGGATAGCAACTCCCGTACCCCATTGCGCGTGGTATCACTGATCAATGTGATCCGCTCACCCAACGTCTGTACCAACGCCACCACCGCCGGATCGTTGCGGTTGAAACTCAATGTCGTATCGAGAGCATAATTCCAGGTGTCCCACGATTCCGCCAATATCTCATACGACCAGAACGTGAACACATGCAGCAAATCGCCAAAATCGGCGTCGTCGAACAGCCCCGGTAGCGTCAACTGTTGCGCCTTGGAAGACAGTGCCTCCAACCCACACACAGTAGTTGGGTCAAATTGCCCTGGTTCCCATCCGGCGAGCTTCCATTCCAACACGGAGGCACGCACACCCGCTTCCGTCAATGCTCTGGCCCGCTCCATCACCCGCGACGCCAGGTCATGGAAGAAACGCTCAACCTCTGCTGCCATCTGCAACTCGGCGCCTTTGCGAATGCTCTGCAAGATCCGTCCAACCTGTAGCGCGCGCTGGCGCCGCGCCTCTTGTGTTGTCTCTGCCTTGATCGCCTTAGCCTCTTCTCGTGAATCTAGCGAGGCTTTACCAGACCCCGCCATCAATGCCGGTTCCGTAATCGTGCTAAACCCCACGAGGAACACATCCCCGTCAGCAGTTTCCGCTAACCCCAATTCCGCGCGCGCCTCGTTGCGGGTCATGTACCCACCACGCACCGCGCGATCCACAAAATCGCCCAGCTCTAGCCGTCGTCCCTGCAGCGCCACCACAGCGCGCGTATCAAACTGCACTTCGACGTTATCCTCAAGGCCAAAATCATCGCGCAGACCGTGCGTGATCGTATCGTCAAAACGATCCCACATGGGAATCAATGTTTGCTCCGTGAAATAACGTAGCATCCCCTGCACGTTGTCATAGGTCATGTGCTGCAAGCCCACATACAGCAGCGCCACGGTCGGGGGAACCTTGAACGCCGCACAAATCCGGCTCTCCGGGATATTGCGCATCGCTTCTGCAGCCAGTTTGTTGATGTCGAAACTCAGCTGCTTGATATCCACCCCGCCTTCCAGAATGGCAGGTTTCCCGCGATTATCTCCGCCGTATTGCTCGACCCATTCTTGCTTCATGCGCCGCATCTGATAATCTTGCAGGATTACATTCGCCGGCGCGATCAGCGCCAGCGGCGGTACGGCATTGTTCTTCAGCAGCGCAAACGTGTAATCCGTCATCTCGCTGTCGAGATCAGTCTCGCGCGCCACTGACACCAACGGTGCCAATCCGCGCCAGGGCTGCAGCGGGTCCACCGCCCACTTGAAGTGAATCACCCGCTCCCGCGGGATTTCGTCCATCTTCACGCCCTCGCCGTCGTACAGCTCGTAATAGCCGATCAAACGACTGCCGCCGGCAACTGGCGTCATCTGCCCGTCGTGCAGAGGCCACAGTTCCACCACCTCATTACGGCGATTGACGACCTTCAACCAATAGCAATTCCCCCCGATGGCGAGATACGTCATCGTGTATTGCAGCAGCGACTTCAAACCCATATCCGGATTGGGACGATGTAGCAACTTCGCTAACGGGTGCAGCTCATCCGGCGAGCCATCGTTGTACACCCGCAACCGCGGTTCAGAGAACCCAAACGCCAGCGCCTGCACACAGGCGAACACCGCCGAATTCTTCTTATAACCATCGGTGACCAACGTCTGGAAGGCAATATCCATGAACGAGTGCCGCATCCAATTCGGAAACACCGCCACCCGCGTCGCCTTCATCAACGTCATTGCGGCCCACAGCCGCAGATTGTCCATCACCCGCATAATGACTCCTGACCGTAACAGTTCTGCTAACGCTTTCTTAGCAGCGCTACAATTTCCGTATCCCGACCGTACTCTCCGGTGCGAACGTCAGACATAGCGCATCTGCCAGGTCTGGTGACCGCCTGAGCGATTCCTTCAGCACATCCTTACTCGTCACCTTGATCTTCCCGTTCTGCACCTGGTACATCGGAGCGCACAACTCATCTACTAGAGCCTCATCCGGCGGCAACATCGCCGCAGCATCCGTGCGCAGCCATTCTCTGCAGCGCCACCACAACTGATCCCGCAACGTGCCAAACGCCCCCTCCTCTACCGTCTGCGTTGGTGCGCCTCCCACATGTATCGCCAGCGCCATGCCTTCATACGCCTGAGGATTGGACATCCAGCGCCGAATCATGCCCGGAGCTACACCGGCGCCGATGCCGGTCGCATCCACCATCGAACGCAGCGCATTGCGCTCGCGGGCCAGGTCTGCCGCCCGGTCACTCGTGACCAGCACATCCACCCCGTTCCACACCTCAAAGGGCGCTACCCAGCCGCCATAGCGGAAACATGCCACATTGCGATCAACACCGAACTCCGCCACATCCTGCCCGTGAATCGGCCGGATGCCCTGAGGCGATTTGTCGCCATGGTTCTGCTGCCATACACGCCACCGTTGTTGTGCCGCTTCTACCCAGGCCCGGTTGATCAACTGGTTCTCCGCCTGACCGGGGAATCGCGCTAGCACCATATAGCTCAACGCCGGATTCGTAACTTTGCGCCATTGCCCGCCAACCAACGGCGGGGTCAGTGTGCCATCTTTGCGCGTTGCTGTGGCATTCTCCAGGAACTCGGGTACCTGCAACCACTCCACATCGCCAGGCCGCGGTGTTTCACCCGCTACAGCGGGGCGACTCCACTCGCTCAACCGCAACACCGTCGCTTCCCGTGTCACCGCGCCTGGAATCACATCGCTGCCGGTAACTACATTCGGGTGGCTGAACGCATCGAGCGTCACCACATGCGCTTGCCCGCTCTGAATCATGCGATACACGGGACCTTGTGCCGCACGCGGGTTGAACATCACCAACAGGCGCCCGTGGCCCCCAGACAAACACGACTCAATGCCCCGGTACACCTCATCCGGCACCGCATCGCCTTCATCCACAATGAAGAGCAGATAGGGCGCATGCAACCCGCTGAACTTCGCTTCCCGTTGAGCCGGCGTCCCGCTACTCGGAATCGCGCGTCCCACCAGCCACCACTCCGGTCCCAACTCCACACGCAAATAACCTGCCGCGGCATCCTTGAAACTTGCGGTCTGATTGAGACGCCCTTCGATCTCACCCCAGAGCAACCGCTCCAGGTTCTCGAGGGGTGGAGCCGCTGCAGCGATCACTTTGCTCAACGGAAACGCCCGCAGAAACCACAACGCCACACCGGCTGCCGCGTGCGTTTTGCCCACAGCATTCGCCGATTGCACTACCGTCACCGGATAGTCGCGTACTGCTTCACAAACTAACTTCTGAGGCTCTGTTAAGGTACAACCCAGGTGCTCCTCGATAAACTCTGCGGGAGCATCCTGATAACGCACAAACTGCTTAGCCGGGGTCTCCTCCAGCGCTCGCAAGCGCATCAGCAAACGCTGTTTCGCTTCCGGAGGCCAGCTGCGCCAATCGGCGCTCAATCTCGCGGTCGAGTTCATCCTGATCTATCTCTCGTGCTTGTTTCGCCGCCGTCTTCACATCAGCGCGATCCAACACCGCTGCTGCAGCCAGACGACGATCGGCATCCGTGTATCCAGCAATGCGACCCAGCACCGTAATCAGTGCCGTGCGCACAGCCTCATCCTTTTCAGCTTCCAGCGCTTGAATCACCGCTGGCGTCACTGCTGGCAGGCCCACACTGAGCAAACCACTTGCTGCATTCAGCCGGTCTTCAACCCGCTCAGATTGCAGTAACCGGCATAGTGCGCTAACCGCATCCGCGTCGCCCTCGACCTGGTGCTTCAATGCTCTGGCGGCACTGGGTGCTGTGCTGGCCAGCACCTGCAACGCCTCGCTCGTGCCATGCTCCAACATCCATGCGCGATAATCTCGTCGCGCCAGAGTCAACGCCTGCCGGAACTCCGGCTTTGCATTCCAACCAGGTCGGTCGCGACCGTTTTTCGATCTGTGACCGTAGTAGGTCGTCGAAGTACAGATCTGACCACTGCAATCAAGCAACGAGCTGAGCGACCGCCCTGCCAACTCCGCCTCGATGATTCGTTGCACACCAGCGGCCTGTTGAGCTGACAACTTAGCCAGCACCGCTTCCAGCTCCTCACTCGCCCATGAAATCAATACCCCCACATTACCCTCGCCAATTTACGCTCTTCTAGGCATCTTCATCATGCGGTCGCGCGTCATCGCTACGCGAAGAAACGCCATCTATTAGTCGATACCCATTGACGACTTTTTGACTGCGGGGATCGTAAACCCCCTTGCGTACTGTCATCTGGTTCTTCTTCACCATTTCCAGCAACCTCTGTGCAGCCAACTGATGGCTGCACCCAAACCGAGCCGCATAATCTGCCGCTGTGATCTCATCCTGAGCCAACATTGGTCGCTCGCTGAACTGCTCCAACTCCGCCAAGATCTGCCGTCGTATGTCATCCATCACAACCGTTCCTTGGTCCGCAAATCAACCTGCTCCACGAGTGGAATGTAATCCACCAACTTGCCATCTTCGACCACTAACACGATCAAACCGTTCGACAGCCGCAGTTTTGAACCGGTCGCCTTGCGACCATGCTCACCCATGCCACACCAGCTAGGCAACAACACAATGTCAGCCTCATACTCTACTTTCCCCTTCACCCGCACCGTCTCACGCACATACTCATGAAAGTGTGCACGGAATACAAAACGCGGTGGGACTTTGCCATGCACGATCTCTTCTAGCATCAGACTTTTCAAATAGTACCGCAGCTGGTTGCCCTCTGTCCACATACGAATACCGCTGGATGGACCATGGTGCGCATAATCAACTAGGAAACCGTCAATATCCACAAGCCCATGTTGCATTACCTTGAAGTCAATGGCTGGAAACTCCGCCTCCAACTGCGCCTTGACCAACACCGGTGCAGAACCTTCTTTGAATACATGCACCCCCGTGCCGCTGGCGAAACGCATGACCTGCACCCCTGGTAGGCTGACCAACGGGCGCAAATTGGCCGCGGCGATGAGCAACTGCCCGGCGAGTTGGGTTGTCACCAGCTGCTCGTGGAACGCATTCCCTTGAGTGACATCACCATCGAAATAAATCTGAATCGGCGCTCCCGCAGCAATCCGCGCAATCTCTTCGAGATACAACTGGTAAAGTACCCACAGATATTCCTGTGTTGCAGTTAATTTAGGCGAATAGGACACAATCTCGCCCGTGCTCTGATCCTCATCCTGGAGAACCGTTGTCGGATTCAGTAGCCCCAGTACATGGCCGCTGTGCATATCCGACAAAAATACCAGAACCTTCCGCATAATCCTTAGCAACTCCGTGCTGCTAAGAAACGGTAGCAGCACCTGCCTTCCGCTTCTTTTCGCGTTTAATTTGCCGTCGGCTAAATCGGCGCGCTCTCCAGCGCTCTCTCCTGCTCCGTGCAGGATGACCCGCTTTGGCTTGCGGACCTCGCATCGTCTGGATCACCTCCCCTCATCGCAGTTGCACCGCCGCGAGCAACCGCCCCATCGAAGGCATCCGTATTCACTACCAGTGCGCCACGTCCCAACACTTCTGCAACTCGGCTACGCCTTGCCACTCCACCGCTGCTTCGGCGACGCCCGCGTGCCTTAGTCTTCTGCGGATGACATACCGGACACCGTCCTCCGGTATATTGCCGTCCACACCGTTTGCATGTAAATGGCTTTGCGCGTGGCATCGCCTACCGTCCCCAGCGGCGCCAGAGCTTGAAACTCAGCGCAGCACGCCCTTGCCGCCACTGACGCCGGCAGTAATAGTCATACGCCGTGTGCAGTACCCACAACCAGATGTGGCAAACCATTGCAAGAAACTGGAGCCACATGGAACGCAACATCTCTCACCACACCAAGTCACGCAACTGATTTTCATCCAGGTGGAAGTCTTGCCACTGCCACGTGCAGGTCGTGAATAGCGTCGCGCCTAGAACTTGTGCTGAGCCAGTGCGTAATCTCTGTTCGTACCAACGCAGCATTTCCAGATACGCTGGCCAATCGCCATTGAAACAAGCGGGACCACGCCAACCAGCCAGCGAATCATAAGCAAAGTGCTGGTTTCCAGGCTCACCTTGCATCACGCCGCCACAAGCACCGACCTCAGTCAAAATCCAATCCAGCTGGATACCAGCAGCACGAAACACCTTGTTCATTTCTTCATGTCTGCATTCATGCCATTTGGCATGATCATCGAAGCGCTGCCCGTGCTGTACCGGCTTGTAGCCGTGATATCCCCCAGCGCCACTCGCAGCCGCAGTCGCACGTGCTAGTGGAATCAAAGCCGGATAATCGATTTCCACCGGATTACCTACACTGATCGTCATGGTCAGGGGGCGCGCCCCAGGGACACGCGCTTTCAAGCGCTCGATGAAGCGTAATTCTGCCGCAGTCCACTGTGCAGTCGTCCGTCGCTGGTTGGCTTCATTGGTCGGCACCTCGACGAAATTCACCACGCCAGCACGCACCATGCCGGGCAATTCTGGCGGGAACTGGTCTATGAACCAATCCACGCCCCATACTGGATTGTCCACTACGGCATCAATCATGTGGTCTTCGATATGATGCCGATACACAATCAACGCCGGACAAACCTCTCGAATCTGTGCCGCCGCTCCCAAATCAAAGACTTTAGCCACAGCTGGCTGTGCTTGACGAAAGAACTCTCTCTCGGCATTACCAAAACTCTGACAGTGCAAACTAAGCAACTGCGCTCCAGTGTGCGACGGGGGCGGAACGACAATCGGAGGAGCATCTTCAATAGCGTACTCAGCCAAAGCAAAAATGCTCTGGGACAAACTCCCGCGCCAGTAACGTGTCTTAAGAGTTGTGGTATCACCATACCATGGGTCAATGATCTCCACGTCATCATCGAGCATGCGGAGTCCAACTACGAAGTGCGTATCCAAATCTCCGCCGGGGATGTGATCAATTTGTATCACACACGGTCCACGTTCCAGAGCTGCCCGAATCAACGTCATATCCGCATCCGGTTTTGGTGTAGTCCTCCAGGTGTGGTAGGCCACAAAGCGCAAACCTGGAACAGCCTCCTCGACTTTGCGCCAATATAGCAGCCCGCCCGCCGTATATCCACCATTTGCCGATAGTCGCCGGTTTAACTCCAACGGTGTCAGAGTACAATCAACTTGTGTCGCAATCGAACACGTTGATACCATCGCACATCCCGATCCGCCGATTGTGCGTGCGCTTGGCAACATGAGCTCTGTTGCCCAACGCGGATTGCGTTGCGAGAATGCCCGTAATGACGTTGGAACTGGGCCATAAATCAACCCGCGTAGTACTGGCAGCAGATCTGCCGGAGTCGCAGCATAGACAGGACGATAGGCCACACCTGGGTAATGCGCCTCGAAGAACGCCTGCAGATCATCGTCCCACATCGCCGGATTCACAGCGATGACTTCACGTACATCCAGATCGCCAATGCCAGCATCGTCGGCGCTTTGTCCCAATGTCCACCACACACCTAACGCTTCCATCGCGTCAATCGCCGCATGCCGCATCGCGAGAGTTTCATCGCGGTGCATGAGCAAATACGTTCTGGCGTACTGCTCACGTGGCGCGCCACGACCAGACGACGGAGGCTCAACTCCTGGTTCGAGCTCCACTAATTCGCAGTCATCCCAGGCCACATCGTTGTGCACTACGGGCCAAAGCGTTGAGGAGCGCAGAAAGACGGTGACGGTATCCGCGGCAGCAACCGCCTCGATTTCGAGAGGCTCAGCACGGTAGGCGTTGAAGATGTGCCACCCGGGGGACCACAGTACGGTGGGCGCGTAGGGATCGGTTCCGCCGGTGGGGTCTATGCCGATGCTCTGAGTGACGCTGCGCTGGTCGTCGTTCAATCCGGGTGTGCTGGCAGGCCAGGCCAGCGCGCCGTAACCGGGGAGCGACCAGGTTGGCGGGTGATCATCATCGCCAATCCAGGCATGCGTATACGCGCTGAAGCGCAAGCGCACTCCGGGCGTAACCGCCACCTGCTGTAGCAGTCCGCCTTCGTGAATGCGCCGCCAAGTGAAGGTGTAGGCAGCGGTCGCGCCGGAGCGATGCCGCTGGTGGACGGTCTCGGTGAGGCGGATTTCCGGCTCACTCCAGCCGATCCTGTTGGCAGGGTCCCACGGAACCGGCGTCTCATCGTTGCGCTGGTGCGCGTACCAGGCCCACCACCCCACCGGATTATGAATTTCACCGCGTTCGACGGTGTAGCGTTTGGTGATTGGACCTCCAGTGCGGTCCACCTCGCAGACGTAGGCGGTATGATGCGGTTTAGTCTGGGTGCTTTCATCCCAGAGAGGGCGATAGCCGCCCTCGAAACCACCATTGATTAGTAAATTGACCATCTTAACGCTTCCTCATAGGCTGAGCCTGATAAACTGGTCTCTGTCCCAGCGCTTCTACCTGGCGTGTTAGCAACCCCACACCTTCGAGCAGCCGTGCATTATCCGTCTTCAGCTCGGAAATCTCCTCACCCTGCAGGTTCAATGACGACGTCAATACATCGTTCTGGCGTTGTAAATTCCCGATTTCATTCGATAGCCGGGTGTTCTCATCACGTCCGGCAGCAACATCGCGCTGCAACTGGGTGTTTTCGCATTGCAGTGCTGCGATCTTCTCGCCCTGCTTATCAACGACATCTTGTAAACGCGCTTTTTCTGCCTCCAACACTACAACCCGCTGTTCCAGCGGCTCTATCAACGACAACGCAGTGCGTGTAATCTGGTCAGAGGCGCAAGTCTCAATCTGCTCACGTTCACTTTCAATCTTATGCCGTTCGGCGCGAAGCTTGAGCAGCTCATCGCGTACCTTGAAAAGCGTGACCAACGCTGCCATCAGTGTTGCGGCAGCGCCAGCGATAGTAGCTACAAAGCCGAGTTCCATCCGCCTACATCTCCGGCAGATCTTCCTCGTCGTACACATGCCAGTTCCGCTCCTGGCTGCCGGCGATGGTATAGGTACTCTGGTTGCTGACGAGGGCTACTAAAAACATCCACACCAGTTGCGCAAAACCATCCCGAGAACAGTTCATACCCTGAATCACGGCGGCGCAGCCCAGACCGTACAGCACTAACGCTGTCACCAACAGCAGCCCCGCCATGATCAATCTCTTCCATTCGCCGGAGAGCGCTTTGTACCAGGTCTTCAAACCTGGCACGTACGAAAACGCCAGGCTCAGAATCACCCCCGCCATCGCGGCTAACAACTCAGGACCCAACACAACTTCTGGCATCATCCACCTCCTAGTTCCGCTAATTCATTCTTAGCAGTCGTAACTTCACAAACAAAACGCCCAGATAGCAAGAGCTATCTGGGCGCTGATTACGCTAACCCTCAGGGGTCACTATCGAGTAACCCTGGGGTGGCCTTCCACCACCACGACCGTGTAGGGAGATTACGGCTTGTGATCCCGATGTAACCTTATCCCAGGTCTTTCACATCTGCCGCTATCGGAACCACTGTCACCACTCTGCTCGAATTTTCTTCGCAGAAAGAAAATCAATATGGGATCAATCGTCGCAAATCGTTACCGATTTACGCACTCTGTCGCCAGCGAAGTTGAGTTCGATGCGGCCTTTCGTAGCAGCCTCAATAATCCGTTGCGCCTCTAGCAAGCGTCGGATCATCGCGGCTAACCGCGCCGAAATCTCCAATCGGTTCCCCCCATCCTCAATAATAACCATCGGTACACCTCATCAGTGTCACGATTATCATACACTATCAACATCGCAATTTCAAGCCACCAGGTTAAACAACGGCAACTGCGCCGCGTCAGTTTGCACTACCGTGATTCCCAGTTCATGCGCTGCGGCCAGCGCCAGCGCTGTCACCAATGTCCCAGACCACCCATCATCTGGATTGCGTTCCATGCGCAAAACTACGTGCGGAGCTTCCTCTTGCATGTCAGCGAGACACGCGAACATAAAGTCCCACACCTGCGCAGCCGACTCCTCCGCAGTTTTGCCAAGCGTACAACGATGGGCTGCCCCATATCCTTCACTATCATCTGCATACGTGTAGATCGGGCGTAACACTACCTCACCGCTCTGGTAACGATCAGCGAGAATCTCTACGTTAATCACAGACTGCCTGCGGCGCTTTATTTGTGCCATCCTACCTCCTGATGATCCTATATTCATTCACGATCCAGGGGTGAACTATGAGTGGATCACGAGCCACTTCCAGATTCCCGCATCCATGGCTTCCAAACTCGCCAGCCTGATCTCACCTTGTGGTAACCGGCTCCAGCGCACCGCCTGACGCAAAATCTCAGCCTGTTTCTCACACATCTGCATGTTGACTGTGATCAAACACATCCGTGGCACCAGGCTGAGGCTTTTCGCCCACTTCTCATCGTTACGGCGATCGATCTCCAGTTGCACTTCAACCGGCCAGAAGACGCCGTTTTCCATAGCCACCAGGTCCGGCTCTGTGCGTTGCCCCCAACGCTCATCATCGCGCACTAGAAGCGGGTCAGGCGCATCGTTGACAACATACCCGACAGCCCGAAGATGGTCGCGTGCTTCGAGGATCGCTACCGCGTGCGCGACACTTTTGTGTTTCTGTACCGGCACATCCAGCTCACACGGCACTGCCGTCACCTTAAATGCCATCTCCGCCCATGTTCGCCCGCGCTCTGTAAGGCGCAACAGTTGCCGCCCCCCACCTGCTCGTGGTGTCCATTGCTGCGGTTTCCCATTCCAGACAAAATCTGCCAACAGCTCTGTGTCCTTGAGCCGTTTCAGCGCATTGCGCACACCGTTGTCATGTTCTGTTAATCCCATCGCCGTGATCCTGGAAATCACATGCCAGCTGCGCGCCAGACCCGTGACAGCGATCAGGCGCAAAATCTCCTTGTCGAGCTTCGATCGTACTGTCACCGTCTGCGCAGGGATAGTCACACTCGCGGGCGCTGCTGCCAGAGCGCGCTCCCGCCAGGCTGCGACTTCAGCCTGCGTCGTGGCGAGCTGCTGTTCCATCGTCCCAACCTGTGCCCGAAGCGCCTGCACCTCACCTGCCAATCGCTCATTCTCTGTGCGCAACCGTCGCCCACCCTCCTTACGTTCCAGTGCCCGCGCAGTATCTTCAAGCACTTCCAGACACAGCCCCCACTCAAAAAACATGCGCTCGATAACTTTGAGCAGCGTCGGTATTGCGTACGGGCGCACAGATGGCTTGACCAAACGATGCAAACTTGCGATCGCCTGATCCCGCCAGGCCTGTGCTTCCCTGGTCTCTGGAGGATCGTACTCCAGCGTATATCCCCGCCATCGAAAATGCAGCGCATTCACCCGGCGCACTAGCGATTCAATGTCCCGTGTCTTGAGTTGTAGTTGTGTTGCGTCCATGCTATAATTCTCCATATCCGAGGGAGGTAATCCTGACTTCACTGCAGCCATTACCGCAGACAAACCATGTTCAGAGCAGTAGGTGGCGTTTCAGCCCCAGTTGGCCCTGTCCCGCTGGTGTGACCTCGGCAGAAGTCCCCGACACTACGTCGGGGGCTTCTTCTTTCTCATCAGAGGTCAGGCGGCACCCGCACGGTGGCTCCAGGCAATTAAGCCCCCAATCCATCAGCTTGAATCCATGCTCGCACTTCGGTAGTCTTTCCAGAAGGCACACACACATTCTCGCCTGTTTTACGTTCATCACTCCTCCTAAGCGTTCCGTTCATCATTCATCGTTGGTGCCATGAGTGAATGTGGGATTATCAGAGCGAAATGCATTGTTCCACCTGCTTATCATCAGTCGCACCAGGTTCGTGCAATGTTGGACGGAGATTTGACACACGCGTCAAAATGCAGTTCTCCGCGCCTACAGCACCGGTACAAACTTCCACCATCGTGCGATTCGCATCGAAACGCCAAAAACGCTTTATGACGCCGGAGAACTCCGGTACGTTTGTTAGTTCGTTTGCCGCTTTGGTTACACGATCTCCAACCCTTAGCATGTCTCCTCCTGTAAGTTTCCGCCTACCGTTGGAAATTCATCCCAAGTTCTTCCGTTGAGCATGCGACCAGCGGCGCGTTTACCAACATGAAACATAGTTGTTTCACCAGCATTTACACTGGCACAATTCTTGACGTCCATTAAAGAAACGTCATCCGGAATGTTCCAAGCATCGGCATAGTCTCCCCATGATTTGAAGAAAAATGGGACGCTCGCATACGAGCATTGATCGCGCAGATGATATACCCACACCGGGTCCATCGGACGCGCCCCCGGTCCTGTTTCTCCACCACAGATAACCCATTGCACACCCCGTAACGCTTCTTCACTCGCTGGAGTGAGCACCCTGCTAAAATCAACCGGACCCAGCATCGGCTCCACACTCACAAAGCGTACCGCTGCTGGAATTTGCAGCAACACCGGGATGCGCTTTTCTGCTTGTTCCTGATTCTCGACAGTGACACCAATCCACAGATTTTTGAACGCAGTGTTTTTATTCATATGCAGATTGATGGCCGTCAGAGCAAATGCCATGCGCTCCGGCCGTTTGGTCAAAATCTGATAAGTGTGTTGCGGCGTTGCTTTGATTACCTCAAAAATCGGCTCTATGTGTCCAAGTGCAAGCGATTCGTGGAAAAGATCGCTCATACTGCACACAAACACCATGCGCGGCCTCTTCCACCGCAGCGGTTCTTCCAATCGGTCCTGGTGCAGCGTCACCTCGAACTCGTGTGGCGCCTCTGGATAGCCAAACCGTCCTGCCAGCCGCTTCGCCATCCGCGCCGCATAGCAATGCGCACATCCAGGAGAGACCGGAGAGCATCCTGTCACCGGATTCCACGTTGCCTGAGTCCACTCAATCCGTGTCTTGCCCATCATTCACCTCCATGGTATCCGTAACTACTTATCGCACCAACACCGCTTGAGTCGCCAAGCGGCCATCGTCTGTCACACGTAGTGCCAACTCCAATGGCGCGTCCGCGTCCGCATCCATGGCTGACCATTTGCGCGGCCACATATCCCGCGCCCACATTTCCTTGATAACAGCTTCCTCACTATCATCTACCAGCGACATTACCCCTACCCGCTGCTGAATATCGAGAACCTTCTCAAGCCCATAGGCGCGCGCTTCCATGGTCAGCGGCCCCATGCGCTGTACGTTGCGCGACCACTGACCATCCTGGCGCTTCTCAGGCGCAACTTTGCGCTTGCGCCACTTTGGTTGCTTCAACTCGCGCCACAACGGTTTCAATTCCAGAAGCGGCATCAGCTGTGCCCATTCAGGATCGCGCACCACGCGCTCCAAGGCCACATCCCGCGAGGCCAACGGGCAACCCACACACCCCGTTCTGACCTCATCCTCCCCATACACTGTGGCAATGCCTGGCACATCGTACCCATGCCCCATCGGATCATAGTACAACCAGTCGTACACATGACACACGCGCCAGTGCAACAACGGCGCCAGCGTATCCGCAACGCTATCAGGTGTACTGACCTGAAACCAGCCCTGCCCACACTCGCCGCCATTCACGCTGCAACTAACGGCGATACGCTGATCGCGCGCGGCACTCTCGCCTACGCGCACACCGGTCAACATTAGAATCTTCCCGTTTTGATCGCGTAAATCGTCCAAAACGGTCATCATCGGCTGTATCTTAATTTTGTCCGTACACCAGCGAAACGTATTGCTAGATGGAGGTACGCCGTAGCCGAGCATATAGACCAGGAAGCGATCTCTGATCTGCGGCAGCACCCACTTGGCTGTGAAGCCCTGCTTGCGTAACCGCGCCATTAAATTCAATGCTGACCGTTGTAACGGCGGAAGCTCTAACCGCGTGTCTACATACAACACTGTCAAGGAATCCGGCGCAGGAACTAATCCCTTCCGGATAGCCCATGCCACAAACGTCACAGTAGCCGTTGAGTCTTTCCCACCACTGTAAGCCACAGCCCAGTGGCGATACCGCGCACCGTACTCCCGCAAACTCGTGAGACTTCGCTCGACCGCTTGCTCCAACGTCAACCGCATCCCTTCAAACAATGATAGCTGTCTCATTACAATTCCCTCTCCACCTTCGCAAACGCCTGGTACGCCTGCATCATCCACCGCGCGCGGGATCCGGCCAACACCTCAATCTCTAACTGCCTCGTCCGTCTCCCCATTTCCGCCTCTCTCTCCCATGCGTGCCATTCACGGTCGCATATAGACTTGTCCAACGGTGTCCCAGTCGCCTCTGCCCATTCAACCGCAAAAGTCGGCACATCGTGGCCTCTCACACCAGGAAAGCCAGCTGCAGCGCACATCTCGCAGATCAACGCATTACCGCCACTGATCATCTTTCCGGCAAGCACCACTGTTCGCCGGCATTGGCTGCAGCGCTCTGCTCGTAACCCCACCCGTTGTTTTATCGCTACCATGCTCATCTCCCAACCTTTCTTATCCTGTTAATCTGACACTAGGTTAGCAACGCCCTGCACAACGCCGTCGCCGTATGGATTGGCACAGAATTTCCAATCTGTCTCACCACATCACCGCGATTGCCATGGAAGGTATAGGTTTTGCGGTACGAGTGCGCAGCTGCCATCTCGTGCGGCAACAACATCCTGAACAGAATGTCCAACATGAACACACCCTCTCCAGACTTGAATAGCAATGGCTGCGCCAATCCCAACCGATCTCGGGTCGTAAACGTGGGGAACGGTGCATCCACTGACTGAGCATCTGCCGTACCGTTATACTGAACCAGAAACGGTTGCGCTAACGCCCAGGCGTCAACTCCTGTAATTGTCCGTAATGGCTCGTCTATCGAATAACTCCTGGTATCCGTTCCATGATTCACCGTAGTGATGAACGGCTGGCACAGCCCGATATGCTGACCGCGCGCCGTAATCGTGGGCAGCGGCGCATCTATAGACACAGCATCACACGTCTTGTAGAACTTCACCAAAAACGGTTGTATCAACGAAATCGCGCCGGCAGTCGCTACAGTCGGCAGCGGATCATCTACCGAGCGTGGCGCTGCCGAACTCTGCTGCCCGATCACAAACGGCAGGCCGGAGAACTTCACCAGACCTGCATGAATGCGGCGCAACGTATTCTCGGCCAGCGGCTTCTTTCGGGAATAGATGGACTCGCCCGGAATTGACCAGTCGATCACCTCCCGCGCTGTTTTCCACGGGCGAACGTGCTGTGGCAACAAATGTACCTGCCCGACATCATCGTTGAACCGGCTATGCGTGGGCGTGGGCCAGCATACCCGCTTGCCTTTACGCCCGAGAATGAACAGCCGTTCGCGAGTAGTAGCATCCCCGAAATCAGCACAGTTGATAACCCGGTGCTCAACTTCGTAGCCGAGGCTTTCCAGCGCCTGCAGATATGCCAGAAATGTCTTGCCCTCGAATTTCCGGATCGGTCTTCCGGTATCTGCATCAACTGGGCCCCATTTCATCAAGTCGGGCACATTCTCAATCAGCACCGATCTGACATCCAACTTCTCCAGCCAATCCAGCACCAACCACGGCGAAATACGTTGTTGGTCCCCCATCGGTCGTCCACCGCGAGCGCGCGAGAAGAACGTGCACTGCGGACCTGCGACCAAAATATCCAGCTTCCCAGAGGGCACTACCGAGCGTGGATCAACATCCTGGACACCAGCGCAGTAATGCGTAGCCTCAGGATGATTCTCCTTGTGGGTGGCGATGGCTATCTCCCAGTGATTCACAGCCACCAGGTCCACCGTCAACCCCAATTCAGCCGCTGCAGATTTCAACCCCTCAGTTATGCCTCCGGCGCCACAGAACAAATCCGCCGCTTGTATCATCCTCATCATCCCCACCCCCTACAGTTCCGTTAAGTCTTTCTTAGCAGTACTTGAAATCCAGAGTTTCGATGTGTGTCGCTACTCTGAAAAACTCGATCTTCCACACCCACGGATTGCTCTTCCATGGATAGCGCTCATTAATGCGGTCCCATATTTTGGCAAACCCATCCACCGCCTCACCCACATAACGAGTAGTGCCGTGCAAGTGCACACCCTCATCCAATGCATCAGCATCGGTAAGCTCCTGCAACCGCTCGGCACAGATACTGATGATGCCTAGAGCAATTCGCGAAGCCCAACGGGGCATGTGCATCGGCGAACGCCACTTGTCGCCATGCTTGCCATTCTGGTGCGCCTCACACCAGGAGTTGGAAGCCTCAAAGGTATTCTCGATCGGGCGGAATCGTTCATCGGCCTGATAGCGTATACCATCCAGACCATCCTCCAGTTCCTCCGTGCGCCAGCCCTCTCGTATCCATAGACAGTCCCCCGGTTTACCGTAAGGACACAAGAAACGCCGATTGACCTTCATGGTTCTAGAACCTGCAACCGCCAACTCCTCTCCCGCATCAACAATGAGCTCAAAGAGGTTGTTGAAAAACACACCCTGCACACTACCGCGAGACTGCACCGGCGGTTGCGGTTCTATCACTCGCCGTGTCTGCGTCTTCCGCCCAGTAACAATCGCCCTGATATCATCATCGCTAAAAATCAACGGTCGCATTGCCCTGTCTCCCTCTTCCAGATCTCCACAATCACTGCCTCACATTCCCGATCACGTCGACGCACTGAGATGATCTCTACCAGGTAACCCAACGCACCACTGTAACCCGTTGCCCCGAAAGCATACGGCGACACGCGCTGCAACACCTCCTCTGATGGCGCGGTATTCCCTGCCGTAGCCTGCGCCTCAATCCAGGCTGCAGCTGCTTCAACATCATCGTTGTTACCTGGAACCGGCACGATCTCATCGGCGTGCTGTCTCACAGCCGCGCGTTGTAATGGTAAAAACCACTGGTCCAATGCAGCGCATAATACTCGGTCGACATCTGTAGGCTCATAGTCCCCCAACAGGTTTAGTCCATTTTCCCCCATCTTTTTTTCTCCTGCGCCTCTATATCTTCCACGGTACTTATGAAACTTATGAATCGTATTCATAGCTTTCATAAGTTTCACACGTTTCACACGTTTCCAGGAAGACCCCCTTCATTATTAAAGATAGTATTGGTTATTCTCAGCACCCATGGACGAGTACTGAGCCCCATTTGATAGAGAAATGTGTTCCCGGTTGGGCGTTCTGCTGGGTGCAATAAACCTTCCTCACGTAATTTCACTTTGATACCCCGTTCGGTATCATTGAAGACTACTCCGCTGTTGCGGTAGAACTGCACGATAGTCTTAAATGTCGGTCCAGAGAGCAGATAAAGGTATTGCTCATCGTACCAACCCAGAAACTCCGCGCCAACCTCGCGGTCAGCGCCTTTGGGCAGCATCTTATCCGGCATTTCAGGATACTCGCGATGCCGCAGATACACACTGCCCTGTGCAACCAACTGGCTCAACGCATCGAGGTACATCATTACTGGTTTCTCGTCCTGCGCCGTAACCTGTTGCGCATCACCCAGTTCAACGAGCATTTGCCAACCCAGATCGCGCAAGCCATCATAGTCGCAGTCCAGCACACCCAACTGCTGTGCATAGGACACAAACATATCCCACCCGACAAACAGCGAGGCCACATTGGCGGGCATCCTCAAATGCGCGCCGCGCGCCCGCGCCGCCTCCGTGTAATCGAGTAAACGCTCCGGCAGCTTCTGCTCCAACTCGTCATACTGCTGTGCCAACCACTGCACATATCCACCCAGTGCATGCGGATATCGTTGCGCGTGCTCTGTCTGCGCCAACGTCAACGGTGAATTGGCTCCGCGTGTCACCATCTCCGGGTGTACCTCCACTTGAAACAGTCTGGCTTGGATGGATTGGCCAGGTGGCAATTGCTCCGCTGTCGAGATGATCAATCCGCGGGGAGCAAATGTCTGCCGCAGCTTGAGATTCGCCTGCATACGGCTCCGGCCAGCCCGGTTACCCCAATCGCGGAGGAGCTGATCCACCTTTGCCTTGAGTTCGTTCATCCCACTGAAGGTGCTTTGCGTGGTGTAATCGTCAATCCAAAGGGGAGCGTCTTTAACCAAGAACGCCTTCCGCTCCAAGGCGTTGGACGTTCCAGTCCAGCTCGCCGGCGGTGTGTTGTAGGAGAATTTTCCATAATGGCTGCACGCTAACGCCGTAATCGTAGACTTCATGCTGCCGGTGGTCCCGTAAACCCACAGCGTGAACGACGGCGGGATAATGCTGCTCAGCGGTGCCAGATACATCGCTGCCAACAATGGCACCGTCACGGAGTAGTCGCCAGTGTCCAAAAATGCATACGAGGCTCGCAGCGCCTCTTCTACATGTTCGGGGGTTGTGGGCAGTTTATAGCGGATCAAATCCGGAGGTAGACGCACTTCCACATTATCGCGTCCCACTGCACCAGCACCGGAGAGATATACCTGCTGCTCACTGATCCTCCGCCAGCCGATGTGCCCATACACATACTGCGTCTGTACCTCGCGGCTCGTGGCCTGCATCGCTGCCCGCAAATGGTCGCGGGTTGCCGACCCGGCCTCCACCACGGCGCGCGCCCCCCAGAGGTTGAGTACCCACCCCATCCCCGGAAAATCCCCCGCAGGTACGTCTACTGTAGGCAGCATGCCGCCATCGGCCAGCTTCCCATGAATGCGGAAAACGCGTTCCTGGGTATCGCCGTCGTCTTCCACAATTTCGGATGCAATCTGCGCCGTGAAATTGCTGAGTGGACAATAAACCTCGCTTCCGTGACCGTCATAGTAGCGGTGACAAAGCCTGCCCCCCATGATGACATACTTTGGCTTGCCATCATCCGCCAATCCTGCTTCCTGTCGTGCAGCTTTTAACAGTGCATCGAAGGTTCCTTTCTTGATCTGCAACGACTTGCAGATCTTCTCCCGCATCCGCGCCACATCGTACACATCTAACGCTGCGAGCGCACCAAATAGCGTTCTGGTCGCTTCTTCATCCCCCTCTTCATCACCGTTTTGTGGCAACGCTGCGTGGAGCAGCACCTCAATCCACGTTGGCGATCCGGTGAGTAGCGCACGGGCTTCAGTTGACTTTGCCCCGGCTTGCAGCCAGCCATTGGCGTCCCCGGCTGGCCAGGTTACCCGGTGCAACGCTGTGCCTTTCAGTTCCAGTACCGTCATCAGTCGTTCGGCCAGTTTGGGTGTAGCTTCTTGTCCAGCATGATCGGCGTCCAACCCCATCACGATCTGCCCGCCTGTGATCGCCAGTTGCCGCTTGACCTGCTGCAGTAACAGATGCTCTTCATCTGCCTTCTCGCCCACATCGCAGCCTGCCAGAGCCACTGCCGGCACACCCCACTGCTGCAGCGTCAGTGCGCAAGCTTGCCCCTCAACCAACACGGTCAGCGGATAAGAATCCTCGACCTCGGTCTCAGGTTTCGAGCGACCCCACAGCGTATTGAAGAATGGCTTGCGTCCGCCTGCCAGACTGCTTGGCGGGTTCCAAGACTTTGGACCATTCGTGGTCTCGATATGCCGTCCAGAGAGATACGTTACCCGCCCCCCAAGCACGTGCGGGTAAATCAGCATGTCTGGAGGCATCGCCGGGACTTTTCCAGTCTCCACCCATTTCGGCGCTGGAGCGACATCCCATTTCTCAGCCCAAGCCGCCACATCACCACGATACCCTATCAATGCCACCGCTGCAGGGCATTCCAGCTCCACATCCTGGGCATTCAACGCCGTCCGCAGCGCATCCCAATCCTTACCGAAGTAGCCCACCCCGCCGGCGCGCAACGTCTGATCATCGAAGCCACGCTGTCTAGCGTAAACCAGCCCCGGAGAGTGGCTTTCAGCGCGCTCTCCACTGTTAAGCCCAAGCCGCGCGTGGAAGAAATCGGCTGCGGCTGCAAACACAGTCTCTGCTTCGCGCGTTTTCTGCAGGGTGCGCTTCTCCTCGGCCGATAACGGAGTCAGTTCTACCCCCGCCTCCCGCGCTAACTCGCGTAGCGCCGTACTCATATCCCAACCCTCGCGGCGCATCACAAAATCAAAAACGTCTCCACCGGCGCCGCAGCCGAAACATTTGAAGCGTTCCGTATCAGTGAAGACAAAAAACGATGGCGTGTTTTCCGTGTGGAATGGACACACTCCGCGCATGTTCTTTCCAGCGCGGCTGAGTTGCACGTACCTCCCCACCACTTCATCAATATGTAACCGATCTTTTATCTTTTCTACCAAGGTCATGAGCACACCCCCAATTTACTCCGGCTAATCCTGATTAGCAGCTTGTTCTACCACCGCTGTCGCCGGGACCACATACGCAGCGATTGTTCCGGCTTTCTTGAATCGACACATCACCCCATCTGCGCTATCAAACAACTGCGTCAACTCCCCGAGTTGCATGACTCCCTGGCGCACCGTAGTTGTCCAAAAGTGATACCAGTTCCCGATCACTAGATTACCTTCTGTAATGCCTTGTGGCGTGAGTTTCTGCGTAGCCATATCAATATACCTTTACGCCATGCGATCGCACCACAGCGCCCCACATTTGACCAATGCCCGCATAAATGCCAGCATAACGCCAGCCTAAACGCCAGCATAACAAACCAATGCCCGCATAAATGCCAGCATTAACGCCAGCATTAACGCCCGGCATCGCCGACACCCTCGATCACCACATCATAGGAATGCTGCAGGCTGCGTGCCATACGCTTCTTGGGCGTCAACCCCTCACGCAGCACCCGCTCCAACCCCAGCCATAGCAGCCACATCACCATGCTGCTGAGTCCCGTGTGCTCCCGATCGGCCAGTTCATACACCCGTTCCTGGAGCTGCTCATATCCGGTGAAGTCTATAGTCACCTTCGACCGCTTTGCATCGCGCCGTACCTGGTTACGCTTCCACTTGGGCATATCCGCAACTTCCTGCTTGCGGTCCTCATGACCCAAAACTGCCGCCACATCTGCGCTGATTCCGGCCAACGGATTCACATTCATTGCCCACCCCCCTTTACAAACCACACTCGCCTGCGAGCCAGCGCGCCGCCACTTCATATCCACCGGTGCGCTTACCGTTGCCGTTTAGCTCCACCCCGACCAACGCCGGGCAACGCGCATCGAACTCCACCAGCGTTTTCCCGGAGGCTTGGGCCTTCCCTACCGTGGCATCGGTAGGGACTGGCGGCGCAACCTGCCGGCCAAACGTCTCAGCCAGCATGCGTAACCGCTCAAGATTACCCTTGATCCGCCGGTCGAGCATGGTTGGCAGTACGCCGGCGAATCCGCCCCGGAAGGCATCAACCCGCTTCAGGCTTGCCACACTCTCCAAGGCTTCTCGAACGCCCACGAGTGCCAGATGCTCCAGACTAACGGGAATCACAAACGAGGTGCAGGCCACCAGCGCCGCCAGTTGTAGAATATCTGCACCGGGCGCCACATCCAGCACCACCGCATCGAAGCCTCCCGCAAGACCCTCCAACACCTCACGGAGTTTATACACGCCAAACGGATCACCGCTCAGAATCTGGCGAGTGCGCGCAGTCGTCTTGTCACCCAGTACCACGCTCAACCCATCGCGCCCGCTCTCGCGGATGGCAGCCCGGCCGACTTCGCCGATTAACAGGCGATTGAGATCGCCCGTCTTTTCCAGACCTAGACAGTCGGCGACATTCCCCTGAGCATCTAGGTCTATGATCAAAACCCTGCGCCCCTCCATCGCCCATAAGTGAGCGACGGTGACCGATGAGGTTGTTTTGCCCACGCCTCCCTTTTGGTTGACAAACGCGCATACCGCAACTTGCTTTTTCATTCCCCACCTCCAAAACTCATAGCTAAACTTGTAATCTCTGCTACGCAAATACCGCTTGACAGTATTTGCGTAACACAAACTACAAGTGAGCCGTCACCGGTCCCAGCGCCACAATCCCCGGCTGCGGTATCGCCATCACTGTAGGCTCATACCCAAACCGCTCCCGGAAGCGACGGCGCGCCTCAGCTTCACTGCCGGCCCACCACCACAGCAACTGCCCAGACTCCTGGCGGGATGGCCCATTCTCCGTTACCTCGACTGGCTCGCTCATAAATCCACCATTACCTTACTAATAATGTGCGCCACCCTGACGGCTGCGTTCTGTTTTACCATACGCAGACCCTCGGCTTGTTCGACAGCGCGATTGAAATCGTCGAACACATAGAGCGCCTGCCATTTACCTCGAATCATAGCCTCGACAATAAATTGCTCCTGACCTAACATCACGAGCTGATGTAGAGAGATCCGATCGTAGATGGCTCGTGCAGCCTGGCGATTGTCACGCATTGCTTGTATCTCGCTGGCGGACCATCCCCCGATGCGGTCCGTCTCTGTCGGTACAGGCGGCAATGTTAAACCATGCGCTTGGGCATACAAGCAGTCTTTCTCATAATCCACCAGGTCAATCAAGTGCGGTTCAAACCGTTCCCGTCTCATTGCACTACTCCTTGATCTAGTCCGGCCAGTCTGCCCCGCATTTAGGGCAGACGGTGAAAAACATCCCATCACGCTCGAACCCTCCCCACAGCGGGTCATCGGCGTTCTCACGATACCAACCACAACACGGACACGCCCGGCCCAAATCCACCTTCTCGCGCACCACTTCCAGATATGCCGCAATTTGCATGAGCGGATCTACTTCCTCTGGTACACCACCTACAGACATCCCGCGCGTCATAGTCCACCTCCCTTGCTTTTAGTTCTGCTAAGAAATAGTTATCAGCACTATTGTGCCAATCTCACTGCCGACCATAATCGCTCTGCGGCACGGACGTACTCCCATTCCTGCCCACCTTTGTTGATGAACAACCGCTCTCCGGTGAGCATCTCCACCACCTGCCCGTCGCGAATCTCCAGATACCGCCGCTCATTGCTGCGTGCTAACGTCAGTACAAAGCGTGAGCCCTCACTCCAATTGCCCAGAAGCGCCGTGAAACAGAAATCCCACCAACTGAAGTACACGCCCAGCCACGTTCGGTACAAACCGGATGAATCGAAAACCATTTGCACGGTCATACTCTCGAAGTGCATTTGTGGACGCGCTACATTCGGCTTTGCTTTTGTGCCGGGGTTATCATCCCACACCGGGAATTCGTATGCTCTCGTACCCGTTAAACGCAACATTGCTCTTGCTCCGCTGCTACATACCATAGAGCACTGTCGCTACGGTTACGACTACGATTGCGGTCAGAAACGCCAGACACTGCACGAGACAACCAACACGGTCGCGGAGCGGCAAATCATGCAAATTCTCGAGTAACCCTATCATCTCAGTCCTCGCCGATCACTGTGAATGTGCGCCGCGCCGCCTCGCCGCGCCACTCTGCCGGCAGGGCTGCCGGCAATGAAGGCTGATACGGCAACGCCTGTCCCCCGGCAACGATAATGACCGGTGGCTGCTGTACTTGAGTGTGGCGCGAGGCGCCTGCCTCGCGCCACTTCAACGCAAACCAGCCAACCGCTAGGATCAACGCCACTGGGACCATACCCACTGCGCAACCAAACAGCATGCCGCCAGCGAGGCTCAACGTCTCATTCGAGAGCTCCGCAACCCGCTGTCCGATCAGTGCCCCGGCAACAATCGCGAACAGTCCGCCTACCAGACCCAGAAACGTGAGAAATCGTTCTTTCATGGTTCCTCCAATTACTACTACTACTACGCTGCCGCCCCAGACTTGTTGAAAAATGTCGGCAGGGAGAACCGCTTTTTTGTAGTAGTAGTAGCACTCTCATCGTGTGCTGTCATCCAGTCCAACGCCTGCTCGACTCGCGTTGTGGCCGCTCCCCCGGCGTAACCGCACAACGCAATCTCGCGTTGTCGGTTCGATCGGAATGGCGCCCCATTCTGCTGTTCTAGCGCCAGTAGTTTCGCCGCATCGATAGCAGCCTGTGCAGCTGCTTCCACTTCCACCGGCGCTTCTGGCAACGTCAGCTCCGGCGCAATCTTTGCCTCTGCCGCAACTTTGTCTAGCTCTATCCGTGCGTCCTGCTCGCTAATGAACGCTACTTGGAACCGCAATGCCGCCGTACCTCCGCCAACAGCCATGAAGTCTCCACGCCCGTTCAAACTCTCTGCACCAGACTGACCACGTCCCGTCGCGATGCGCGCATCCTCCGCCGAGACCACCTTTCCCACCAAGCGCAACGGGAAGTTCGCCCGCATCAAACCGCTCAGTACGGCGGCGCTGGGACGCTGTGTCGCCGCCACTAGGTGAATCCCAGCCTCTCGCCCTCGCTGCACCAACCGTGTCAGTAGCGCCTCGATGCCATCACCCGTCATGACCAAATCAGCTAACTCGTCCACCAGCACTACAATGCGTGGCAAATGCTCACCTTGGCGATCGCGCACTTCCATCAACCGTGTGAGGGAACGCAACGATTCGCGGACCTCTACAGGCTCCACAATCATCTGCCGGAGCAAATGCGGTGTATCCGTGAGCGCGCGGAATGCGCGCCCCTTCGGATCGAAACACATCAGCCGCACCTCGGTGGGCGCCTGGCCCAATGCCAGCGAGACTGCTATGGTGCGCAGCAGCACCGTCTTGCCGCTGCCGGTCGTCCCACTGATGAGCACATGCGCTACATCGGGTGATGCGAGACGCGCCAGCAGGGGCGCGCCATCATCAGTCGAACCCAACAATGCCGTTGCTGCTGGCAATGGCTGCAGATCCGCCCACATCCCCATAAACGTTACTGGACGGGGTTCTGGATTGGGAATCTCGATAATCAATCCCTGCGCCGTTTTCTCAAAGCGCACCGACGTGACCTTGAGTGCCAACGCCAGATCGTCGGCCAGCGCCGTGATGGCAGCCATCCGCACTTGTGGCGCCAGATCCAGGGTAAAGCGGATCAGGCGTGGACCAATCGTGCCACCGGTGACCCGCGCTGGTGCGCGGTGATTCAACAGCACCCTTTCCAACTCATCTGCCTGATGCTCCAAATACTGCCGCAACATCCTTGTCATTTCCCCACCTCCCTGCTTTGTCATGCCCACCCGGGCGTTTTCTTTACAGTCACACTCTCAATTTCCTCTGCACACCAATACCAGTGCGACGGTATCTCCTCCGAGGTCCCCACGTGCACCTTCTCGATGCGCACCACGTGCGGAATCCAAATCGAGTCGCCTTCCACCGTGAGAAAATGCTCATCACCGCTGCCGGCATATCGCACTTCGTAGAACATCTTCTCATCTTCGCCAAACCAAACCTTGTAAAACGTGAATGGCTTGAATGCGGCTGCCTGCAGCGCGTCCCTTCTCTTCCGCCACTGCTCATTCACCTGTGCCCGCGCTAGCCAGCGCGCCACATGCTCGCGTCCCTCCTCAGGGTATTGCGGGCATTTCCACAAATAGCCTTCACTAGGCCGCAAATGCACCCGCGTGACCTCGCCACCCTCAAAACTGAATCCACTGAGCGCCACGCAAAACGTTTCACCGAACGCATGCAGATACACACAGAAGCCATTCTCGCCAACGTCATCCACGAATTCAGCCTCCAGCGCCGTCAACTCTGCCGCACTCAAAGCTAAGAACTGCGCCACGGCCTTTAGCGCTCGGGGCTGTGCCGCAGCGCGCAGTTGCTCCAGCTGCGCAGCTTCAGTCGCGCGCGCATAGGACTCATCCGCCAAAATCCGTTTTCCCACCTCTAGCAATTCCCTCAACGCCACCATCGCTGACCTCCTCACTTGAAATTCACTTTTAACCATGCTATCATTACAGATAGGACACCCTCAACATCATTGTCCTGGCCCCCGGCCCGGCGAACCCCACCCGCCGGGCCCTTGTTTACCAACTCAACAGCCGCTTCACCCATGCCTCATCCGTCAACGGAAGGCGCGGTTTGCTTGATTCTGATTGCTGCTTTTTCCGCGGCTTCACCACAATCCGCAACTCAGTCGGAGCTTCCCCTTTGCACTTTGAGCAGATCGCCGGTGCACTAGCGTTCTCCACGTTGACCACCCCTACCACCTGTCGACACACTGGGCAAACCCACGCCGTGACTGCCATGTTTCCCTCATCACCCGTGCAGCACTGCGCGTGCGTGTTCCAGCCGCGCTGGATCATTCGGTTTCTCCACCAACATCGCTAGCGCATGCATCAGGTCGTCCTGACGCCCCAACCCCAATGCACACCCCAGAATCACACCGCCTAACAGCGCTGCCGCGCTTACCAGTGCCATCACCACAATGCTAACCATTGCCATTCCTCCTGTTGTACTGTCGAACATACTCAGGATGTTGCATCCGTCGCAGTGCCCGTGTGATGATCGCATGGGCGCGTCCATCACTGACCTTCCATAGCGCCGCGCACTCGTGCAAGGTGCGTCGTACCTGCCCGCCGGGCGTGTACCGCGCCCGCAGCACCTCCGCGATCTGCCGTTCGGCCCGCCCCCGGCCAGCGGCAGACGCACATGCCCAGAACACATTTAGATCGCATGGGCTCGACAAACCAAGATCAATATCCAGTGGTGATAAAGACATGCTCATGCTTCCTCCGCTAACAAACGCTTAGCAGCACTATTCCGCCATCAACTTCATCTGCCGGCTGGCGATTTCGGCGAACACATCCGCAGCCCGCGCATCCTCGGGCTCATCCAACACCGCACGCGAATAAATCTCCGTGATGGCAATCGAACTGTGGCCCAGGATTTCTTTTAGCTCATACACATCCGCGCCCTTCTGGCGACGCAGCCGCGCACCTGCATGCCGTAGCCCGTGCGAGTGTAACTTCTCCTCCGCCACATCCGCCTTCCTTCCATAGCGCTTCAACAGTTCATTCACCTGCCGCGGCGAAAGCGGCTGCGCCTCGCGGTCGTAGTCCACCATGTGCGGCAACCGTGTCGCGGTGTCGCGCAACGCTACGAAGATGAAATCCCGTTCCCCCAACGGATAGCGCCCAACTGCCTTGAGATAGCGCACCATCAAGCGCCATAGTTCTCCAGGCAGTTTCTGCCGGTGGGTTTTTCCGCCCTTCTGCGTGATCTCGAACCACCGTCCCGTCTCTCCCTCGTGGATGTCGCCCCAGCGCAGATTCACCCACTCACTCACCCTGCGTGTGGTAATGAACATTCCCAGCAACAGCGCCATATCGCGCAACCCCTGTGGGCGATCCATGGGGATCGCGGCGAAGATGCGCCGCACCTCATCACTCGTCGGGAACTCGCGCCGTCCAAACGCCTTTACCCGGCGCTTGATGACGGCATTCACAGGATTCTGCCCCGTGAATAACGGCACCTCACGCCCGTCGCGTTCAATGGGATAGTTGCGATTGCAGAAACTGTAGAAGCTTGAGATGGCTGCCAGCATTTGATTGATACTGGCCTCACTCAGTGGGCCGGTTCCGAAGAGCATCCGGGTACACGCCGCGCAGGCGCGGAAACCCAACTTCTCTGCCACATCTGGCGCGGTTTCCGTGGGCATACCTGTGTGCGCCATGCGACAGGAAGGATGGTGATACACGTGTCCGCCCAGCAGCACCTTGCCCGTGTATGGATCTCCAGCAAGACGCAACGACTGTGCCCAACGCTCCACATCCGATGTGCGGATCAACCATGGCGCCTTTCCGGTGAATTTCAGGAGCGCCTCCCAGGCTGCCCGATACGCCCGCCGGGTATTCTCAGACTTACGTGATGCCAGCCATAACGCCGCCGCTCCAGCCCATTGCTCTGCCGTGGTCTGTTCTGGATCCGCTACCGCTGCCGGTGCCTCTGCCGCTGACGCCAGCATCAGCCTGGTCTCATCCACTACCACACCCCGCTCACCCCAGTTCGCGTGCATTACCGTCCTCCTACATCCTCAGGGCGCACTGGAGCGCCAACCGATGCCAGCAACCAGGCGATGCGTTGCAACTCGTGCAGCGCCTGCGCCTGGCGGCGCACCGTCTCAGTTCGGTCTAGCGTTACGCCCTGCACCAGCGGCGTCAGCGCCCGCAACCCACGCACTGCCGCTTCAGCTGCCTGGTCACGGACCTCCATCGCCGCATTAGGCCACGGGCGTCTTTCTGTCATCACCGTCCCTCCCGTGCGAGTTCCTGCGCCCGGCGACGCGCCTGCACATGCCGCCACCACGAACCCAACACCATCCAGAAGCCCGACGCAGAAAAAGCGCCCAGCGCTAACAGCGCTGCGCGCCATTCGATCACCGCTACACCCAGCAGCGTCACCAGCGTTCCCACTACCACCAGAATCGCCACGTAACCTTCATCGTAGCCGCGGCTCTCTGCCCACGCTACCACCAGGTTGTACACAAACCCGAATGCGAACAGAACTCCCCAAACCAACCCGATGCGCGCCCAATCCAGTCCCGATGTCATCATGCGTCCTGTTCCTCTACACTGGAATTGGAATTGGCGAACCTTAAAATCTCCGCATCCACGCGCCGCTCATACTCGATGGCGCGTAGCGCCGCGGCCCATGTTCTATCATGCTTTGAATCCTTTTGCGCCTCGCGCATCGC